AACACCGGCTATGAAAGAGAAGTATTCTTTTGACTGGTCCGAGTGGGCAAGAAACGAATATCTTAATGTAGTAAAAAACAAAAAAAAATAACCGATAATGTACTCGACCGCTAAGTTAATAACAGAAGATGGCCTCGAAGGATTGGGTAGATACTACTCAGTTTATCGAGGCATTGTGGTAGATAATGATGACCAAGAAAAACATATGAATCGTATCAAGGTATGTTGCCCAGAAGTAATGAATGGTATCATATCTTGGGCTTATCCAAGGGGTCAACATGGTTCTATCAATAATGGATTTAAGTTCTTAGCTCCTAAGGTTGGTGATATAGTATTTGTTACCTTTGAATTTGGAGACCCCACTAAACCTCTTTGGGAATATCACGGTTGGGCTTTGAATCAAATACCAAGTCCTTTAGATGGCCCAAACAAAATGGGTATTATTACTCCAGAAGGTAATCTAATAACTTTAGATGATGATAATGGAAGGTTAACCATATACATCAATGGAGATATTGGAGTTGCTGCAAAGGGTAACATATCTATCCAAGCTCAAGGAGATGTAAGTGTAGGTTCTGGTGATACAATAATCTTGAACAAAGGTGAGAATCAAGGAGTAGTTAATATTAAAGAACTAACCGAAAAGCTAAACCAAACTGTTCAAGAACTAGAATCACTTAGAGCTCTATTTAATTCTCATGTACACTCAGGTGTAACTACTGGACCAGGTTCTTCAGGTCCTACTGTAACTCAAGCAAGTCAACCATTCTCGGAATTCAAACAAGAAGATTACGAGGATACTAAATGTATACATTAATGGATAATTACTTTACTGACATAATAGGAAAAGGTATGACTTTCCCTATTAAACTAAACAGAAATGAAAACGGTGAAACTGGATGGTATCCGGTTAATGGAGATATGGAGTTAGTAAGGAATAATATTAACTCTATCCTATATTATATGATAGGCCAGAGATTTCGACAGGAAAACTTTGGGAATCGTCTATGGGAATGTATAGAAGAGCCAAATTCACAAGCCCTGAGTTTTATTATTAAAGAGTTTATAAAAACTGCAATTGGTACCTGGGAACAAAGATTAACCTTTAAAGGTATCAAGGTTGCTAGAGTTGATGCAAAGGTAAACATAGAAGTAGAATATTCTATTAATGGTACAGGCTCTAGCCAATACCTATACCTTACCTATAACAACTTAGATAATTCATTAAATACAAAATAATATGGGAATCACTAATAAATGGCTCAACCCTTATCAGAGGTCTTATCAACAGATTAAGGCCAAGCTGATAGAATCTCTTATGGGTATAAAAGATAAAGATGGGAATGTACTCATAACGGATTACTCGGAAGGAAATATATTAATCATTATCCTTTCATTATTTGCGGCTATTGCCGAAGTTCTTCACTATTACATCGATAATATGGCAAGGGAAACCTTCTTACCTACTGCTCGGAAATATACTTCGGTAGTTAGGCATGGAGCCTTGGTAGATTATCATGCAAGGGGTGCTATTGCAGCATCAGTAGATTTAACTATATCTCGGGATGTATCAGGAGATTCTATTGGTGCTAAGTTAACTATCCCATCCGGAACTCTATTTACAGACCAGTCAGGTAACAAATGGTTATCTACTCGAGATGTAGTTTGGTATGCTAATGTTACCGATTGTAAGGTACCTGTAGTACAACATGAATTATATACCGAAAGTCAAATCAATGGTATGGTTATACCTTCTGATGAACGTGTAATGATTACTCTTGGTACTTTACCTAATGGTAAATATTACGAACACGGAACTATGACCCTGAAAATCGGTGGAGAATCCTGGGTATTAGTAAATACTTTTGCTTATTCAAAGCCTACAGATAATCATTTTATGGTAGTGATAGATGAATCTCTTAATCCTTATATTTACTTTGGAGATGGTAAGAATGGAAAGAAACCTGCAGCAGGTGCAAAGATTTCTGATGTAGTATTCTATCTCACTACCGGTATTAATGGTAACGTTAAGTCTGGTACCATTACATCTGTGCCCTCAGTAATATCCTCTTCAGTATCAGATGCTACTGTAAGTAATACCTACAATGCAGGTGGTGGTTCAAGCTATGAAAATTTCAGTATGCTCAAGGAACATATACCCTTGAGTGTTAAGACTATGGGAGTAGCTGTTACTAAACAGGACTTTGTAGACTTAGCTAAACTGGTAGATGGAGTTAGTAAAGCTAAAGCTGAATACGAATGCGGTAGAAAACTTATTGTATACATTGCACCAGACAATGGTGTAATTGCCGACTCTGCCATGATTAAGAAGGTATATGATATCTTACATCAGAATTCACCCCTTACTACTTGGTTAACTGTTAAGTCGGCAGGTAGAGTTAATATCATATTGGATATAGAAGTTACTGGTAAGAAGTCATATAAGACTTCAGAGATTCAATCTCAAATACTCAGTGCTTTGTTTAATGCTTACTCTCCAGAGAGTTCGGATATTGGTGGTAGTGTAAGAATCTCTGATATCTATGCACTTATAGATAACCTTGAATCAGTAGATTACTTACACTTGAAGAAGTTCTATACTAAACCATGGCCTACTACGGTATACGGTAACAAGGAATTAATCCTTGGTCAATTCCAATTGGATGAGGCTAATGGTAGTATGTCTTACTTTATATCTTTTTCCTCGGGTACTCAATTCACAGTACGTTCAGTTAAGGGAGGCTTTTCTTATGATGGCCAAGTGGGTAAGACTACACAGATTAGAGATACTATAAATGGATTTGTATTTGCCTTGGATATCCAGAACAATGGTTATCAATCTGGATTCAGATATACCATAACCATTGCAGAACCAAATAGGGATTACACAGACCCCGGTTATAATATTCCGGTATTCGAAGACTCAAGTCAGTTAACACTTAAAGTAAACGAAATAGTATGATAAATCTTAAAAACCTAATTGATTTCTTACCTTTCGAATTTAAAGAGCAAGATACTTATAAAGTCGACGGTAAGGGCATATTAGAAAGATTTCTAGAAATTTGTGGTAACTATTTCCAAGAAGATATAACTAAAGATATTGATAATATTCTAGATATAATCGATATTGATAAAACTCAGCAGAGGTATTTAAATTACCTCTGGGAGTTCTTGGGAGCATTACCATTTGCTAGAACCGGAGAACACAAGGGAGTTCCCAACTTAAGTGATGAACAGATTCGAACTATCTTAAAGTATTCAATCTCATTACTTAAGATTCGTGGCTCAAGAAAGTTCTTCGAAATTCTTTTTAATATGTATGGGCTAACCTGTACAATTACAGACCCAACCGATGGAGAGATGGATAAATGGGAAAAGGTAGACCCCTTATATGATACCGATTATTCTCAGTACGACAAGTATAATTATGATAAGATTTATGGTTGTGCTCAATGTATAGAGGTAGGTATTTCTATAAGCGGTCATGACTTTACCTCTCCCACCCCTGAGTTCAAAGCTTTCAAACAATCAATTGATAAGTTATTCGATAGATTCTTACCATACAATGTATCTGGGAAGATTGCTTATGGATTTGATTTGGCTTACAATTATAAAATTGTAGCTGAACCTCTTATCAGTCCTGCAAAGATTGTAACAGGACATATAACAGAAGTACCCATTAGAGTAACCGTTACTTCTGATTACGATGATGCCGATTTAAGATATCAGGTAACTGGATATGACCCCTCTGAGAATAAGTGGAGCTCAAAGAAATATGAAAGCGGTTCTATTTTCTATGCAAGAAAGGGTGACCAAAGATATTACTTTCGAAGTGTAGGAGATAATTCAGTAACTACTTATGTAGATGTAGGTTTAGAGTATTACACTAAATCTTATCACATATATGCCGACTTGGTAGAAGGAGGAACAGACCCAGATAATTTAGTAATTACAGGTACTAATCCAGTAATCAAAGTAAGGGTAACTGCAAATATGAATTATCAGGGAAATATTAAACCTGTATCCGTACAGTTACTTAATACCTATGAAACTAAAGATTCTGGTTCTGTTTGGGAAATAACTTCTGCAGGTACTTACGAATGGGTTATTGCAGACTTTCCTGCAAAGAAGGTTACTCTAAAGGTAACGGCAATTGCTACTAACTATACGGTATTCTGTGAACCTCGGAATATAAATCTTACCAACGGTGAAAAGTCTTTGATAACTATTCGTTCTTCAGATCCTAACGAAGATACAAGTCAACTTATTGCCGTATGTATTTCAGACCCAGGTATTTTAGTTCGTAATGGTCAAAGATGGGCACCAACTACTACTGGTACATTCCAATTTAGATGTACTAAAGATGACTCAGGTAATGCTAGTAATTATGGTACAGTAGTAGCTTACAGATTAGGTTATACGATTAACTACGATATAGGCATATCAAACAAACGATTAAACCTAAATGCTCAAGGTTCTGCATCAGTTAATCTTTGGGTTACATCGGGTATTTATTATTCTATTTTCGAAAGTGCAAACTTAGGTAGTTATTTTGATACCGAGGTGACCATTTACAAAAAGAATACCCAAGGTACTTGGGTAAAACTTGGTACTTTAGAATTAACTAATCGCTATGTAGTTGGTCCTGATTTCTACTATGGTAGAAGTACAGAATACCAATTTAATGAAGCTGGAAGTTATAAATTTGAATCTGTAGGGGATGCCAGTAAGTCTGTAGAAGTAGAAGTACTAGAATATGTACCTGCTCCTAAATCTTACTTATGGTTAGAACCCTTGGATGAAACTGATGATAACTGGTATGAACTACAAGCTTACTCAGAAGAAGCAGAAGATGCAGGGAAGTATATCAAGGCAGGATATCAATTAACTAAATCTAAGAACTGTCAATTCTATTTACGTTGGGGAGACGGTGGTTCTGTTATAACTGGTATAATTCTTGATGGTTTTTCTGAAACCTATGATTCAAATATTATTATTACTATGGATAAAGCAGGTAGTTATGAATTTTACTATCAAGGCTCCGTAGTTAATCTTACAGTTAAAGATGTTATACCTAAGTATACATTAACCTGTAATCCAGTAAGTGCAGAATTAAGTAAGGATATACAAGAAGTATCTACTATAGTAACCTGTACTTCAGATACTGGAGAAGTTTCATATATTGTATATGAGACAGCTCCAGATGTAGTTCATCCAAGCCCTTATCAATTCTTCACTAATCTGCCAGGTAAACATACTTTCTATGTGAAAGCTAATCCTGCAGTTAAAGCAGTATTCATTGTAAATCTGTTGGATGTAGTTGATAAGACAGAACTTACTTGGGAATCCAATGATATTTCGGAACAAGGTATTAATATATTAGTTCCGGAAGGAACAGAATGGTCACTTAAAATAGAATAAACAAAATGGAAAGCAGCTCTTTTAACACACTATTTAAAACTGGTATCATTGGATTTACTTCTGAATGTTATGCCATTATCTTTGATTTAAGGTGGATGATTTTATTAGCCTTTGTACTAATCCTTGCAGACTTCTGGTTTGGTATATCTGCAAGTAGGGCAAAGAAGATTGAAATAAGAAAATCTAGAGCCGGGAGAAGAACTCTTAATAAAATCATTGATTACTTGTGTTACATCTTACTGGGTGCCGTAATAGGTAAAGCCATCGGAGAACCTTACGGATTAAATCCAATAACAGTATCTATAACGGTAATGGTATTATGTTACTGTTTCGAGATAGATAGCATTTATAATCACATCTGTACTCTACATGGTGTAGAAAAGAAGTACAGTATCTGGTCTATCTTTTGGAAATTAATAACCTTCAAGTTCAAGGCTGTAGGAGAGGCTTTCCAAGATATGAAAAACCAATCGAAAGAATATAAGAGTAATAACAATAACGAAGATACATTATGAAAACGTATTTTGATTATGAAGGTATAATAAAGTCTAAGGATGCAGCTGAAGCAATAGCTGCTCCTGTAGGCATTGGTCCATTTTGTGGATTTGGCTCAGCAACGATTGTAAATAATGCAATCACTCTCTTGCCTAATGGAGAACCTACATCTCCTGCATATCAAGCAATGAAGGACAGAATCCTTTCAAGATATATGACTAAGGCTGCAGATTCTGGTGAAGGACCAGATACAAACTTTGGTTGTATAGCAAGAGATGGTACAATCTACATTTCTGATAGTGCTAATATTAGTATACCTAATATTGAAGGCTCAAAGGGTTCTAATGAGGATGTAATTGTATTTGCTTATCATACACCCTTAGAAGAACCAGTACAGAACCCAGTACAGTTCAGGGCTTTCTGGAACGAGTCTAATTCGTTCTATTCTCTGTACAAGAGATCTGTAGACCCACTATATCCAACACCTAAGGATACTAGAAACTTATCAAAAACAAACGTACTAGAAGATAATGAGTTATCATACGAGTCTCTAGTGAATAGAGCTATGGCTTCAGTATCTCAAGGTTTGGTAGACAAATCCTCAATGGTATTGATTGGTATATATGGTCAAGGTACCAACTCAATGGATAACACAGTAGAGAAATATTCTATTGTTCCCTATGCAGGGAAGTTTCCCCAACCAGTAGAATATAATACTGCTATCCATGGAATGCAACAAGCAAATATAGAAACTCTCTTACGACTATTGCAAGGATTCCCAAACTTTGATATCAAGGCTTACATTGATGAAAAGCTTGGTGGTATGGCAGGAGCCAATATACCAAGAGGATTAATTGCAATGTGGAATGGAGTTTCCGTACCAGAAGGCTGGGCTTTATGTAATGGTCAGATTGTAGAAGACTTACAGACACCAGACTTATCAGGTAAATTCATTGTAGGTTGGTCATCCGGTAATGAAGATTATAATTTGATTGGTAATACTGGTGGCCAAGAGAAAGTAACTCTTTCTACTCAGGAGATACCTTCTCACGTTCACAACTTTGCAGATGCTTACTTTATTGAGGCTTACGATGGTATCGGTATTAATGGTAGTCAGTGGATTGGTAATAACCTTTATGGTAGTAGTAAAACCGATAGGGATAATTCTTATGTAGCACTTTGGGACCATGATACCCGAGCTGCAGGTGGAGGTCAACCTCATGAGAATAGACCACCGTATTACGTATTGGCATATATTATAAAACTATAATAATATGTCTTAACTACTTATATTGTTTTAACTACTTATATTGTTGACAAAGAACTTTTAATTTATGATGTTGAGAAAGGGACGTTGGGAAACGTCCCTTTTCTTTTGTGTTAGTAGTGAAGTTCTTCCTTAGCTTTCTCTTCCCAATATAAGATATCCTGTTTGAGTTCTCCTATGTATTTAACTGACTTCTTAGTTCTAGGCATATCAAAGAACTCAACCAACATTATATTGGTGATTCTTTCTCCATCCCTGATTCGTTCTTTAATATAAGGAGGTGGAGTAAGTAATACTTCAAATACCATATAGGCATCTGGAGATAATTTCTCTTTCATATACTTATATAATAATTCAAGCATTTCTTCCTTAGCCTTAACCTCTTCATCGTCATCTTCTAACTCTTTATCATTATCAAATAAGTCTTCAAGTTTAAATAGGTTCTGATTGTATTCTGCAATCTCTCCATAGGCAAATCGAAGAAGCTTATTCTTAAATGTAGCAAGAGAAGAAAGGATTCTTGCTTTAAGATGTTCTTCACTACAAGTACCGTAGTACTTATTAAAAACAAATAACATTTTATCCCAGAAATAAGAAGATATTATATCTGGCGTAAGGTTAAACCTTTTGTAATCAATCTGTTTGGTAAGGTTCCGAATAACTGGCTTACAAACTTTGTATAACCGATTAAACATTGCTTCATCATAATCCTGCATGGGTTTTAATCTATGAAGCTCTGAACCATTGTTTCCATTACATTTCCTCATATTCTTTAAGTATTTCGTTATGCAAATATAATAAATATATTTTATATAATATAAGAATATCAAAAAATTTCACCGAACGGCTGAGGATAAGAAGACTAGATATTGTGGACATGAGTTCAGAACTACATGAGGACTATCAAAATCTATTAGTATATAATATTGCAATATAATAATGTATGAAAAAGAATAAAATTAAATTTAGTTTTGCACCTGACTTTCAGTTAGAGATTCTCAGGTTCATTATTCAAGATAAGGAAGGAGGTTTAGTACTAAGCAGAATAAAACCAAGCTACTTAGTACTTATCGAACATTCCTTAATTTGTGAGGGTATACTTAAATACTTCAAGAAGCAAAGAAAGATACCCTCACAGAATGTCCTTAAACAAGTACTCAGAGAAATGCTAGAATCTAAAAACTATGTTGACCTGGTTACTAAGGATGATATCCCAAACATCGAGAAGGTTATCAAAAATCTTTATTCAATTCAATTATCTGATTCAGAATATATTAAAGAGAAAATCTATCAGTTCTCTACTTATGTTGAAATGAAGAACTTAAATGATTCATTCGACTTAGATAACTTCGAACAGTACGAAGAATATTCTAGAAAGGTAGAGAAGGTTTTACAAAGAAGTAGACCTAAACAGGAGGATGAACCCTTATTCATGATTCGAGATGTTACTGAACGTCAATTTAAAAGGCAGGCAGAACCCTCAGTAGTACCATGCCCATTTAGGCAACTAAACGATTTAACCAATGCGGGAGGATTCCCAGGTGCATCAATCAATGTAATCTTGGATAAACCTAAAGCAAAGAAAACATTCTTCATGGTTAACCTTGCAAGAGGTTACCTTAGAATGAAGAAGTCAGTTTATTATGTGGACACAGAAAATGGTCAAGAACAAATCATGGACCGTTTCATTCAATCCAGTATCAATAAAACTAAGAAGGAATTATATACTGGAGATTATGATAAACTCGAGGCTAAGCATTTAAGAAAACTTGCAAGGTTTGGAGTTGAATTAATCGTTGAAAGAGTACCTGCATTAATTACTGACTGCAATTATATAAGGGAGAAGATACTTACTCTTAGGAGCCAAGGGATTGATATTAAGGTATTGATGGTTGACTATGCAGGGAAGCTTGCTTCTATTGCAAAGGATAAAGAGGATTTTGATAGAATCTCAAATGTATATATTGACTTACAGAATCTTGCTGAGGATTTGCATTTAGATGTTGTATGGACTGCTCATCATATTACTCGTGAAGGTAAGAAACACCAAGCAACTAAATATGATGAGAACGATATATCTGGTTCTATTGCCATTGTACGTAATGCTCAATTCATTATGGGTCTTAACAGTACAGAGCAAGAAGAGAAAGATAATATCCTTCGTTCAGAGATTGTAGTACAAAGGGATGGTCTTCCTTCTGGTAGAGCCTTATTTAGGTGTGATGTAGAAAGGCAAAGATGTACAGAGTTTACTAAAGAACAAAGAAAGAATTATGATGAAGTATATGGTAAGAAACTTGAAGAATCTTTTAAGAAAGGTAATCCTGATGCTGATTCCAAGAAAAGGGAAAGGACAACTGGAGATATATAAATGCAAACTCGGTATTCATGATTGGGTAACCGAGCATTGGTGGGAAACCCGACAGAAACCTCGAAGAGCTATATTTTCACACAAAGGAGGTAGAAAGAGGGCTCAGTATTATAATAAGTATTGTACGAGAACCTATTGTAGAATCTGTGGTAAAAAGAAAAAGAGAAATGAGAACTAAAAAAGTAGAAGTAGTAAAAGATATATGGACTGATGGATTAGCTTTGGAAATATCTCATAATGGTTGGCAAACAACTTCCATCAGTGACCTGGATTTAGAGGATTTAAAGAGAATCCGAAAAGTAATTCGTAAAGCTATAAAGGAACATGAAAATAACAATAACAAGAGACGGTAATGTATTTAAAGATAATATCTTACTAAAACCCAGATTAATTAGAGGGTATTTAAAAGTCAAGATAGAAGGTTCGACTTATTCAGTACATAGATTAGTAGCTATGACTTATATACCTAATCCCAAGAATAAACCCTGTGTGTGTCACAAAGATAATGATAGGACTAATAATCGGGTAGAGAATTTATATTGGGGTACTTATAAAGAAAATACCCAACAGTGTATTCAAGATGGTAGATTTAAACCAGGAGGTCGAGATATACTTGACGAATTTAGTATCAACTGTTTACTTTATGAGTATAATCTTGGTAAACCCCGGTCGATTCTTAAAAAGAAATTTGGGATTTCTGATTCAGCTATTACTCGTATTATAAATTTAAAGAGTAAACCTAAGTTTGGAAATTATAAGTTTAAAGCTATATACCAAGACATTATGAATGATTATCAAGAAGGTATGTTAGTTAGAGATATATGTAACAAATATTCTATAGGGCATACCACTTTAAATAATTACTTACGTAGGTTAAATATAGTTAGGCATAGATGAAAATTACTAATAAATTTAAATCCCAGTTAAAAACCTATTTTATCAAGAGGTTAGGTGCTTTTGAATATCGAAGAGGCTGGATGAAACTCCCAACTTGCCCCTACTGTCATAGGGAATTAAAAATGGGAGTTAATCTTTCCATGTACAGAACTAATTGCTTTAGATGTAATGAGCATCCGAATCCTTCACAATTAGTTATGGATGTTGAGGGATTCGATACTTACCATGAACTCATAAATTTCTTAAACAATGGACAATTCGAAGAACTTGAATTTCACGATGAAAAGGTTGAACTTGCAGAAGCTAAGCCTTTGTACTTACCCGATAGTTTTAGACTCCTTAGTATCGGAGATTCACAAATTGCAAGGAGCATTAGAAGCTATGTCAAAGGCCGCGGATTTAGTATCGAAGAGTTATGTAAACATGGAGTTGGTTATGCGACAAAGGAACCTTTCTTCGGGTACCTTATTATACCGTTCTATTATCATGGCCAACTCAGGTATTATAATGCCAGAAAGGTTATCGGAAACGGTCCTCGGTATAATAACCCCAACAAAGATATCACAGGCCTTGGAAAAGAGTTTATCATATTTAATTATGACGCATTGGAAATGTACAGGTCGGTATTCATTTGCGAAGGAGCACTTAATGCTCTCACACTTGGAGATAGGGGCATTGCCACAATGGGTAAAGCTATTAGTGCCTACCAAGTCAATGAGTTACTTAAATCCTCATGCCAAAGATATATTATATTGTTGGACCCAGATGCCAAAAGATATGCAGTCAATCTTGCGCTCAAACTTGTTGCCTATAAAAAGGTCAAGGTGGTGTTTTTACCAGATGGTAAAGATGTAAATGATTTGGGAAGGAAACAAACACTCAAGCTAGTATATCAAACAAGGTATCAAAGTTATCAAGAATTAATATCTATCCGAAACTCTTTGGAGTAAGGATTTCCTATTATATTATATAACTTAAAAATATTGATGATATGAAGATAATCGATTATGTATTTAAAACCTCATTGGTTATAGGGAGTCTTTTAGTTATGGGATATTTCTTTCCAGTTGTAAGTTGGTTTGAAAAACCTCAACCAAGAATAAACATGATTTTTAGATGTGAAATGGTTGATGGCAAAGTTAGGGATTACACTTTAAACTTACCCGAGAACGTAACTTGGTATGTTGGTACTAACCGAGGTTCATACTATGTAAACTTTGGTTCACCTACTAAGAATCTCTATGGGAAAAAATGCCCAATGGATTATAATGAAGGTTGTATTAATGGAGTTTTAGTTTGTAATAGGATAAAATGAGAGAACCCAGCATTCACATTACTAAGTCTCAATTTGAGGAAATATTAAATACCTTAGAGGTAGATAACTTCCCAGTTGAGGCTTTTTTTGTTATTGCTCGTAAATCGGCAATAAATACTAGAGCAGTAGTTGTTTCTAATAAAGGGACAACTAAGAAAGTAAATAACATGTTACTAGCATCCAAAGGGGATGCTGCCTTAGTTGCTGATATTTTATATGCAACCCGTATAAAGTTAAAGCATAGAGGAGTTCGTAAAATAAACGAAAGTAATACAAGGGAATGGGCAAATTGTAAAAAGCTTGCCGAGATATGTAATACCTTCTGTGAGGATTTTAAATTTGATACTCGGGAAGGTTTTATTAAATATATTGAGACAGGCTTAAAGAGGATGACTGATTATAGGAATGTTATGCAAAGGTTGATATCTATGCAGGACAACATTACTAATCAAGTAGATGCTGAAATAGAATTGCAATATTCTGATTCAAAGCTTACTAAAGAGATACATGATTATTTCATAGGTAAGATTGCTAAGGCAACTGGTATATATGAATCTTATGAAAATAAACCAGAGAAATATGTACACTTTGCAAAGGTAGGAAAATTCTTAAAAGAAGAAGGTTGGGATTATAAGACATTCATTGATGCTCAGTTTGAATCTCTTGCATGGTGTAATGGATTACCAGATATTGCCCAGATGTATACGGATAAAGCAATTGAAAGGTATAATAAGTATTTATATAAGTATAAGAACAAAAAATCCCTGGAAGAGGAACCAGAAGTTGAAGGTTCTCTCTGGGAAAAAATTAATAATTAAAAACGTAACGTTATGAAAGCTTTAAAATTTTTAGGTAACAGAGTAGAGGATGCAGCTAATGCTTTTATTGATGTACTCAAGTATTCAGACCAATCAGTAGATTATCCTGACTTCAATGATATCGAACCTTGGCCGGATGATATTGTTAACATGTTCAAGGATGCTCTGAAGGATAAACCTTTCTCTGAGATTAGTGCTATCCTAATGTATACTCAACAGTCTTCAAGGTTCGAACCTATTGCAGAACTTATGTTGGGTATTGGTTTAGTAGAGATGAGACACTACGATAAATTATCGGATTTCTTACAGAAGGCAGACCCATACGAGGAGAATCCAGTTATGGATATTTATCCAAAGGTAGAGGTAGGTTTTTCTCCTGAGAGTGCTTTGAAGATTGCATTAGATTCAGAAATAGAAACTATCGGTCATTACAAGAAGATTATGAATAACGTAGCCTTACATAATGACCGGGCAGATTACGATGACGTGATGTACTTATTGAATAAGTTGGTTGCTGATGAAGAACATCACATTAAACTTCTCAAAGAGGCAATGGGTATGGATAAATCCACTAAAGGTGTAACGGTAATTATCAAATGAGTAAGATAATAATACAAAACGGAAATATGTGCGAACTTGATTTACCTCTTAAGTTCGCACAGAAACTCTACCAGGAATTTTCAGTTAGACATCCTAATGCTTTCTATTTACGTACAAGGCAAAGAGGTATGCAGAACTGGGATGGTAAGATACATTATATAAACAAGCATGGTGAGTTTAAGATAGGTTTTCTTCCAGCAGTATATGAAAAGTGTATTGAGTATGGAATTAAACCTAAAGTTGTAGATATGCGGAAACCTTTACCCAAAGTCAAAAAGGTAGTTACGAAAATAGGTAAGTATAAATTAAGACCAGAACAAGAGAAAGCTGTAAAGGCAATTATATCTAACCAGGTAGGTAACTCTCTTTTTCAGATTGGAGTTTTAGATTACACGGTTAATGCAGGTAAAACCCTTATCATGTCATCCTTATATTTATCTTATAAGAGACAGTTAAAGACTTTGCTAATAACTAATGACTCTGATTGGTTAAACCAGGCTAGAGAAGAGTTTAAGCAATATCTCCCGGGAGAGAATATCACTTTTGTTCAAGGTAAGGTTTTAAACTGGAGTAACTTTACGATTGGTATGGTTCAATCTATTTCTCGAAATATGAGATTCTATCAACAGGAATTATCTAAGATAGATATGGTTTTGGTAGATGAGGCAGACCAAGGTGGAAGTAAGCAATATCAAAATGTACTTACTCGTTTATTTAATACCAGAGTTCGTATAGGATTATCAGGTACCATTTATATGAGTAAGCTTGCCAAAGATAAGGTTAAGAATATGAATCTTGAAGGATTCTTTGGCAAGGTAGTTGCTGAGTTTAAACTTAAGGATTCTATCAAGAAAGGTTACTCAACTAAAACAATCGTAAAGATGGTACCCAGTAGACCTTGGTATGGTAATTGGGAATCCGAGTTCGTAACTTATAAGGAAATATATGATGATTCTATTACCTTGAATAAGTATGCAAGGAAAATGGCCTATGCTCGGTTACAATGGAATATTAATCAAGGCAGATACCCTGCTCTCGTAGTATGCAAGCATATTGCACATTGTGAAAATCTATATAAGTTCTTTAAAAAGAAACTGGGCGATGCCTATAATATTTCCTATGTGCATGTTAATACTCCTTCTAAGTTAAGACAACAAATAATGAAGGATTTTAGAGAAGGCAAGATAGATATCCTGGTATCAACTACAATCATTGCTCGAGGTAAAAACTTTCCTAAGCTTAGATACTTACTTAATGCAGCCAGTATGAATAGTCAGGAAAAATCTATTCAATTCCTTGGTCGTTTGGTAAGAACTGATGAATCTAAAAATAAGGTATACCTTGATGACCTTCATTATCCTGGGAATTACCTTAGCCGACATGGCAGACATAGGAAACAATATTATCAAAAACAAGAATTGAAAGTTATTCTGTTAGAGAAGCTATGGAAGAATCACCCTATTCATTCTTTATAAGAATACCTTACTTAAGTAGACTTATAAGTACTATGGATAATTACTTTTTCCGGTAGGAGGAAGTAATTAATCTAATAGAGGGACATAGGGCATTAATCATTAAATTAAAAGATATGGAATACTTACTAATACTAACAGTACTGGGAGTGATAATCGGAATACTTTATCTATATTCATCTCAGTATGATTATGATGTATACAAATACAAATGTCATCATTGCAAGAAGAAATTCAAAGAGAGCGAGATAAATGATTTAAGAGGTCCTTGGCATACTAAAGATTGGACTTGTCCTCATTGTAAATATCAAAATGTAACACTCAAAAGTTATGATTACTAAGTTATATAAGAAATTCATTGATAAGATAATCGGAGAGGAACAAACTCCTCTCCATGTTTTTAACTGTACTACCCTGGTATGGATATCAGATATACAATCAATCCAGGTAATGGCTAATGAATATAAGGTATATTTTGATTTATCTTTCTGTTCAGGACTGCAAGTTAGGGTATTAACTTATACTGACACTCGTTACTCACAACACTTGGGTGATATCAGGAAACTATTTATAAATGCAATTGGACATTCCTACTTACCTCTGTATGAGTCGGAATTGAAGATTGGAGATTCAGTTATAAGACTAACAGAAAAAAGAATAGATGATTAATTATGGCAAAGAAAAAACAACAACTTCCTGATTTAACAAAGCAGGATGTCCTTACTCCCTTAGATATCAGTCAGCTGGGAACTAATGGAGACCCTTGCTTTGGTATTGGGTATGATTTATCCACTAAAGAGTGTAAACTATGCGGAGATTCCGAATTATGTGCATTCAAGATGTCACAGAATTTGAACATTACCAGGAAAGAATTAGAACAGAAGAATCAATACAAAGATTTGGATATATTGGAAGATACAGTTGGTATTAAGAAATACATCCGAGGTTTGATTCGGAAAGGGAAAGATAAAAAAGAGATTATCTCAAAGACAGTTGAGAAATTCGAAGTACCAAGAAAACGTATTAGAGAACTTTATCGAGAGTGCAATGAAAAAAATTGATATGATATGGGCCATGTTCAAGATATATCTTAACAACCCAAATTATTATGTAAGGCAAGAGGATGTTCTTGCTGATTTGTTTATGGAGGGTGAATCAGACCTTACCAGATTCTGTCATTCATTGGGTATATACCCTCAACGAGGATTAACATTTGGACAACTTTTAAAACAATGTAATATATTATGAACAAGCTAAGATTTATTAAAGTAAGAGACGTAAAGACTCCTTCTCGGAGTAATGATGGTGATGCAGGTTTGGATTTCTATATCCCAGAAGATTTAGACCCTCAACATCTTATTCAAATGGAGGCAAATAGAACTCCAAATCATTTCACTCCGGACTTTGTATTGGGAGTAGATACAGTTACTAATCATGTAACTACAATTGAGATTTACCCTGGAGGTAAGATACTTATCCCCTCTGGTATCAAACTTCTTATGGAACCAAGAGAGTCTATGTTAATGGCTGCTAACAAATCTGGACTTGCTTCAAAGAAAGGTTTACTCTATACGGCAGAGATTGTAGATTCTCCTTATGTTGGTGAGATTCATATTGGTATCATCAACTTAAGTAGAACTATACAGACTCTTAAATCAGGAGAGAAAGCAACCCAATTTATTCATGTACCAGTTTATCTTACTGAACCAGAAGAAATTCAAGAAGGAGATTTTTATTCTGAATCTCAAATGTGGGGAACTCGGCAAGGTAAAGGATTTGGCTCATCAGGAAATTAATAAGAAAGGAGTATACCTTGGACATCAGGAATATTAAAGAAGAGGTACCACCTACTAGAGAAGGTACTGAGTTACAGAATATGTATTCTCTTGGAATACAACAATTTGAAGGCTACAGGCAAATAGAAAAATTGCCAGAAGCCCCATTGGACGTGAATAACCCATATAATCAAGTAATCCTTAAAGACTTTATTGGTAGAGTAATTGAGGAATTGATGGAGGGTTATGAATCTACTTCAGAAGTGGTTAAGATATGTCATAAGTGGGGATGGAATATTGACCAACTTACAGAAGATGAATATACCCAGGTACTCAACCATTTGCAAAATGCCAATGAGGAACAGGTAGATGCCTTGGGATTCTACTTCACTTTATTTCTCTTTGCTAACATTGCTCCAGAAGATATTCTATCATGGGGAACTAATCATGTAATGGATTACTCAGACTTCAAAGTAAACAACTTGAAGGATGTAATGACTCTGGGAATAGCAATGGTTACCGAAGGTACTATTGGTTTAGTTAATCGGTTTAACATGATTGATGAAGACCATGAATCCGTAAAAGACTACACTCCAGGATTCAATACTTTAAGTGAAGCATCACATGAAGAAGAAAAGATATTATTGTTCAATGTAGTTTACGAACTGAACATTGCAAGAAATCTTCTAAAGTGTAGGCCATGGAAACAAACTCAGGTAATGACTAAGGAATTAGATTTTCAATATTCTTTGGTAAAAGCTTTCTACTTATATATGGGATTCCTGGGTATTCAAGGGTTTACTCCCTATGAATTATTTATGTTATTCTTTAAGAAACAACGCCTTAATATATGGCGTCAAAAATCAAATTACTAATGTCGGGTTGGAACAGAAAATTAGAGGGTCTTCAATCGAATACGGAGGAGACCCTCCACTCTTTGGAGTTTGCAACTTCACAAGAGGCATGGGAGAAATTGAACGAGGCTTTCCTAAGGTTAGACCCAGTTCTTTTTGATAAGGGTGCTACTGCAAACAGTGGAGTTGCAGTAGCATACAATGTGTTTATAAAAATACGTAAAGCATGGGTAGACCCAGATTTTGATTATGGTAGGTGTTTTAATTACAAAGAAACTAAGTGGACAAGCTTATTGAATAATTACATAGATTTTAATAAGTTAGACCTCTTACGTAGCAAATTAAGATTCCTGAAGTCAAAGTATAATCAGAATTACAATGTTACGTACATGTTTAATAACCATCATGATAACGGTAAACAATGTCTAATAGCTGCGACTTTTTCAAAACGATTCGGGGAGGACATCCCAGTTATTACAATGGTAGTTCGAGCCTCAGAAATAACCAAGAGGTTAATATTCGACTTCCTATTAATTCAACGGATGGCAGAATACGTGTATGGGCCGGACCAGTCAGTACAAATCAACCTATTTGCGACTCAAATGTATGGGAATGTAGAGACACTCTTAATGTACTCAGCTTATAAGCCTTTAAAGAAGGTAATCAAAGGTATTGATAATCCATGGACTAAACGAGTTAAGGAAGTATATAAGAAAATTCTAAACGGTACAGAAAAGGAATGGTCATCATTCAAAGTATTTTTCAGAAGTTTCAAAGTACTACGTCCTGACTTGTATGAATACCAGGCTTTGTTAGCAAAGGACTTGCTATTAGAATATGAAGACATAGAATATCCGGAAAACGTGATATCCTATTCTCAAAGGAAAGTATATAAGAAGAAACTTTTAAAGAAACAGAAGAATGAGAATCTACAGTAATTCTTTTGAGTTAATGTCAGAACTTGGCAGAGAACTCAACAGTTATGGTCAGACTGTAAAACCAAAGACCTATCAGAATAAAGTGATTGAAGGTAAAGAAGAGTTTGAAACAAAGGAACTAATTTGCCAACAATACTGTTTAACTTCACTTGGAGACCCAGTATGGTTATTTGTATTCTCTCATTCAAAGGAATGGGCAGATGAAGAGTTCAGAGAAAGGGCTGGTTGGTATGGTTGTAATCCGGGTAAAGCTTGGGAATTAAGAAAAGACCTATGGGAACAATTCTTGGTAGAAGGGCCAAATGGGAAAGAGTTTGATTATACTTATCCTGAAAGGATTTGGAATCCTCTAGGAGTTACCAGTAAATTAGCTCTAGAAGAAGTAATTAATCTTCTTAAAAGGGATAATGATACTCGTAAAGCAGTACTCCCCATATTTCATGGTTCAGATTTATGTTTCCTTGATGGAAGTAGACGTATACCCTGCTCTATGTATTATGATTTCCTTATCCGTCAGAATGGTAAGGGAGAAAAGGTATTACATATTTGCTATCACCAAAGAAGTTCAGACTTTGTTACTCACTTTGGTAATGATGTATACCTTGCATGGAGACTAATGGAATACGTAGCACAAGAGGTTGGAGTAAAACCAGGTTATCTATATCACACTATCGATTCTCTTCATTCCTATAAGAAAGATTGGAAATACCTAAATACCAATCTGGAAGACTTACAAGAGAAATTCTAACCCTTAGAGGGATGTATCTACTACAAGTGGGTATGTCCCTCTTTCTATTTATAAATATATGGAAACAAGATATCACATAATAAGAAACAAAAGAGAGTTAAAGAAACTCATTGCTTGTTGTAAATCAACTGGTTATGCTTGCTGTGACTACGAAACGAATGCAGAACCAATTTACAATAAGAGTTTCAAACCAACTATACTCTCAGTATCTTGGATGCCAGGATTTGGTGCTTCTATTCCATTAGACCACTTTGAAACAAAAGATTATACATCTCCAGGGTGGAATTGGAAGAAGATGCTAAGGAAATTTGGAGAAGAGGTAATCGAGAATTACGAAATAACCAAGGTTGCATGGAACTGGAAATTTGATGACCAGATTAATCAAAAGTATCACATCTATTATAGAGGTACTTGCCTTGATGGAATGCTTGCAAAATATGTTCTCAATGAGGAAAAACCACATGACCTAAAATCAATGGTTAGAAGATATCTACCAGAACATGGAGATTATGAGAAGCAAGATAAATTCGATAAGATACCTTGGGATAAAAAAGAATTAGACCCACTTTGTCATTATGGATGTCAAGATACAGATTATACTCTTAGGTTAATGATATTCTTTGAGAAAAAGTTAATTGACTTAGGTATGTATTCGGTATTCCGTAATTTATTTATGTGTAATTCCCGGGTATTAACCTCGGTAGAGAAAGAGGGTTTATACCTTGATACCAAATTTAATCAAAAACTCCTTGAAGAATACAAACCAAAAATTGATGCTGCAAGGGAAGCTATCTATAATTTACCAAGAGTAAAGAAGTTCACTAAGAAATACAATCAGGGTAAGATTGAGAAATATATTCAATCAATAGAAGCTGAACTCGAGGAGTTAGATTATAATGACCCAAAAGATAAACGTAAGATTGATTCTCGGCAACAAAAGATAACTAATATACGTGCAGGGGTATTTACTACTAAGAAAGAACAGGAACTTATAAGACCAGTTAATCTTGGTAGCCCAGTTGATTTACCTCAACTAATGTATTCAGATATTGGATTCAAATTCCCTGTAATTAAAGATAATGAATCTGGTAAGCCAAGTACAGATGAAGATACATTAACCGAATTAAGGTTAACTGTAAAAGACCCTGAATCTCCAAAAGCAATATTTCTTGATAAGATGCTTGAATTAAGAGGTTTAGAGAAAATGTATAAGACTTATATCTTAGGTTGGTCAGAGAAGGTACAAGATGATTCTCGATTACACGGTAGGTATAATATACATGGTACAGATTCTAATAGGTTTAGTTCTGCAGACCCAAACATGCAACAAATACCCAAGACTTCTGTAGACCCAAATATCAAGAAACAATTGGTAGCTCCTCCAGGTTATCTTTATATGGCATTCGACTATTCTCAGGCAGAGTTAAGAATGATGGCTCACTTATCAGGTGATGAAACTTACCTGGAAGCTTTTGCTAAGGGAGTAGACCCTCATCTTGGTATAGCAGCAGCAAAATATGGTGTATCGATTGAAGAAGCAAGTAAAGCTTACGAAGATGAAATGCACCCAGATTATAAATTATGGAAGGTACGAAGGAAGCAAGCTAAACAGATTGCATTTGGACTTATTTATGGAATTGGTAATAAATTACTAGCACAGAAATTATCTGACCCAAAAGCTGGTATTATAGTTACTCCGGAAGAAGCAGCAAAGGAAATGGAAGTATTCTTTGGTCAACATCCTAAGATTAGGAAGTTTAAAGAGAAACAAGAAAAATTCCTTCGTAAGCATGGGTATTATACTCAGCTATTTGGTACTAAACGAAGACTCCCCCAAATATATTCAAATGATAAGCAAGAGGTTGCTTATGCAATTCGTTTAGGTCTTAACTTCCCATGTCAAGGTGCTGCAGCAAATATGACCAACTTCGGAGCTATCCTGGTTTATTATCTAATGAGGCAAGGTAAACTGCCAATGATGAAAGAAGCTTGTACAGTACATGATGCCGTATATATGTATGCTAAACCAAACGATATTAACACATGGACTGTATATACAATCTGGAATATCCTACGTAACCCAAGTACTAAAAGGTATTTCGGATTTCAAGTTGATGATGTTGATATGGATATGGACTTTACTATTGGTAGAACTATGGCAGAAGAATTACCATTCATTCCCGGGTATGATTATAACAAGATGTTACAACCAGATTTCTCAGTAGAGGAATATATGGCTGAACATAAGAAGTATAAGCATATCCACATCAAGCAATTCAAAGAAAGGTTTAATAAACAAATAAAGAGATATGAAAAAGATTTTGAATGGACCCACAATATGGCGAGCTAAATGCCCTTATTGTGATTGTGAATTCGAATATGATTATTCAGAAGTGGATTCACATACTTTTGCAGATTGTAAATTGGTTAAATGTCCTGGTTGCAATCGGTATCTTCATCATAAAGACAATGCTAAATCCACTACAGAAGTAAAAAGAGAGGATACTATGACAACATAAATAATATAAATTTATGAAACTATGGCAAACGAAGAAGATATTTTGAATACTAACAGGCTATCATCACTAACTTACATGGTAGCTGCTTGCTTAAATTTCTCTATCGAAAATCTTAATCGACAACTAAGGTTATGTAATTTACAGTTAGTAGGTAGAGATAAGATGTTATTCAATCGGATTAAAACTCAGATAGAGCAATTACAATCTAATCTCAATATATTAGAGGATTTGGCTTTTGGAGTTATGAAAGATGAAGAGGCAAGGTTAGCCTATGAAGATGCTACCCATATTTATTGGGCTTTGTTTATGATTCTGGTTGATAGGGGTGGAATTGATAATTTATGCGACTTAAGGTTCAAGGCTTTGATTGATAAGATGGCACCATACAAATCTCTCCTTCATTTGCCTGGTATGGATGTTGCATATAGATGTGCATTCGCTCAAGTATCAAAAGCCATCCAAGATGGTAAATATAGCAAAGAGGATTTTAAGAACCTATTACAATATGAAAACGGAACTGAAGAAACTAAAGGTTAAATTCGAAGGTAGGATATTAGAAATAGATATCCAAAAAGAATTATCTATAGATGAAAATCTCATCAATTCTCAGCTACGAGAATCTCCTTCTAGTTATTATATATTCTGTTCTTTAAGAGATAAGTATATTAAAGAAAGGGATGCACTAGCAAGGGAAAAGGACGAAGCCTATTCTTCTGCATGGATTTATATTAAAGAATCTAACGAGAGATTCAACAATGACTACGTATCACATAAAGCAAACGTAAGCCCTAAATATAAATCCATATATCAAAGGTATTTGAAGGCAGTAGAAAAGGCTAACAAGTATATTTCAATCTGTAGAGCTTATGAATCTAGAGAGGGTATACTGAGAACTCTAAATGCCAATCTTCGTAAGGAGAAATAATAACTATAATCAATTACTAACTTTTAAAATATAAGAAATATGAACTATTCATTGACTTTCGTATCTGTAGCAGTAGCTCAGAAATTTAATGAAGAATTGCCCGGTAGTCCAACAGAGAACCGGGTATTGATTTTATCTCCAAAAGAGGTAAATCAAACAAAATCCGGACTCTTTATTCCGGAACAAGTAAAAGAGGGAGTACCTCGTAAGGGAGTAGTAGTAAAATCTGGTATCATCACCGAAGAATATAACACCTATAAGGACTTTGTTGCTATCGGCAGAATTGTTACTTATGGTTTATATGCAGGTAAGGAAATAGAATTTGAAACAGACAAGCTTTCTCCTGCATTGCAACAACTCTTGGAAAAGAACACTCTTACAGTGTTAAGTATGAACGAGGTAATTTATACCGAACCAAACGAGTAATTATCATGATAAAAGACAAAAAGAAAAAGAAAGTATCCTCAGATGGACTTTCTACAAAAGAAAAGATGCTGGCTAGAAAGAAACAGCTGGAATCAAAAGGTAATGGAGGTGGATTCGTATACCCTAAGGAGGGTACTTTAAGGATGAGAATCAAATCTCCGGGTGATGACCAGGAATTGGGTATAGAAGTTATTCAATTCTACTTAGGTGGGGATTTGGGTGGAGTTATATCTCCGGCTACTTTTGATGAACCATGTCCTTTCATGGAGAAATACCAAGAATTGAAAAATTCAAAGGATGACGATGACAAGGAACTTGCAAAAACTTTAGTACCCAGAAGAAAATATATTCTTGGTGGTCCGGTATATGCAGACGAAAAAGGTACTAAGTTTGACTATGATGGCCAGGATAAGGGAGTTCTAGTTCCACGCTCAGTATATCAAGACATCATCGACCTTTACCTTGATGAGGATGAAGCAGGTGATATGACAGACCCGAAAAACGGATATGATATTAAAATCATCCGTTCTGGTTCAGGTAAAATGGATACTACCTATTCTGCTCGTGCTTGTAAACCAACTAAGTTGGATAAGAAATACCAAGGTACAGTAGATTTGGAAGGTATAGTTCGCTCTCAAATCAAATCTTATGATGAACTTGAGGAAATGCTTGCAAAATTCCTCAATGAAGACCATGGAGATGACGACGACGATGCTCCAAAGAAAAAGAAGAAGAAAAAGGGATTACATCGTGACCATTACATGGAAGACGAAAAACCAAAGAAAAAGAGAAAATACAAATCTGATATTTAAGGGTTAGTAAATATGGTTTCATTCGATAAGGTAGTAATTAGATTCATTCGGTTACTACCTTATTTAGTTTAAAGAGATTACATTATGGCAAAGAAAACAAAAGTTGGTTTAAAGGTACCAACAGCAAATGAGATGGCAAAGAAATATGGGAGTATGATTAAGTTAGCTTCAGAAGTTACTGATACGGATTTATATATACCTTCAACATTCTTTGCCTTAAATTACTTATTCGGTAAAGGTATTCCATACGGTAAAATTGTAGAGATTGCTGGAGAAGAATCCTCTGGTAAATCTTTGGTGGCTTATAACTTTGCTTATGCTACTCAACAACTTGGTGGTCATGTAATATGGGTAGATGCAGAACAATCTTGGATGAACTCATGGGCAGAGATTAATGGAGTAGACCCTGCAAAGGTAACTATTGTTAATGATACTCGTATAGAATATATTGCAGATGTAGTAGCAGACTTAGCAATATATTTACGTTCTCAATTAACCCACAATGAACCGATACTTCTGGTAATCGATTCTATTGCAGCAACCGACTGTACGGATAATATTGATGCTAAGATGGTTGATGGTAAAGCTGAGATGGGAGGTAGAGCAAAGGCTCTTTACAAATACTTCCGTATTAGAAGTGAATTATTCTACAAGCTGGGAGTATCTCAGATTTATATCAATCAGTTAAGAACTGCTCTTAATGTAGGATTTGGAAAAGATAATACAACAACTACAGGTGGAGCTGCACTTAAGTTTTATGCTTCAATTCGAGCAGCATTCTATTCAGGTAAATCTGTTACAATTAAACAAAACGGGAAAGATAGAAAGGCGGGTAAGCTGGTAACTATCAGACTTATTAAAAACAAGGTTGCCCCTCCAAGACCCACAATCAGCAAATGCCCAGTATATTTCAATCCTAAATTTCATGAGGTCGGATTTGATAGATGCTATGCTTTGGAAGATGTATTGGTAGATACCGATGTAATCGAAAAAACTACTGGTGGATATAAATTGAAAGGGAAAACTCTTGCAAGAGGGGAGGAGAAATTCCAAAAGCTTCTGGAAGAAGACGATGAACTTCGTAGAAAACTTTTAAGGAAAGCCGGAGTAAATACTATAGGTACTACTAAAAAACAACTGGAGAAGATAGAAACAAATCTCTTCCCAGTTGATGGTGTAGAATATGAAAATTATGCAGACTCAGACGAAGAGGAGGAAGACGATGAGTAAGAAAACAATATTACTGGTTGATGGAGAGAACATTCTCCATCAATCCTTCCATAAGTTTGAAAAACTTAAATCTACGGATGGTAAACCAAGTGGAGCAATCTTCGGATTCTTCAAATCATTACATATGTACCTTACAAGGTTTGAACCAGATGACGTAATAATAACTTTCGATAATGGTCATTCACCGGTAAGGAATAAGTTACTCCCTAATTATAAGGGACACCGAAAAAATATATCCGTAGATTATGAATCATTGCAAAATCAAAAGGCAGTTATCATGAAGATATTGGGTATGCTAAGAATTTCTTATATATTCGATAAAAGGAATAAAACCCAATATGAAGGTGATGATTTCTTAGCATACCTTGTTATTAATACCTATCGTTCGGATAATGTAATCTTGGTATCATCAGATAAGGATTTTAATCAACTGCTAAACAAAAATGTTAGAATATTAAATCCAAGAAAAGACGAAGTTATTCGAATGGGTAATTGTAAGGAGTTATTCGGTTATCATCCACATGAAACTGTACAGTACCTTGCAATGGTAGGTGATACTTCCGATGATATCCCTGGTTTTAAAGGTATAGGTCCAGTAACTGCAAGAAAGATATTAGATGAGTATAAATCAATCTACAAATACTTGGAAGCTAAACCTAATAAAGAGTACCAAGAAGCTTGGGAAAGGAATCGTAAGTTGATTGATTTATTCTGGTTTGTAGGTAATGTCCCTTTAGATAAGATACCTCTCAAGAGAAAGAAGACTTTCAACTATGATAAATTTAGGAAACTGTGCATAGAGTATTCTCTTGCTTCGTTCCTAACTAAAGAATTTATTAAACCATTTAAAGAGTTATCCGAATGAAAATAATGTTTGCAGGTGCAAGTGGAGTTGGGAAAACCACTTTAGCAAAAGAAGTTCCCGGGATGATTAAGTTTGATGTAACAGAATACCCTCCAGTATTGGATTTTATATCTGGTAGTGTATCAGACTTAATACCTAAAACAAAGGATATGTCTCATAAAGAGATGTTAGAAAGGGATTCAAAGGATTTGTTACTCGAAGATTTTCAGGTAATGAACCTAAGAAACAAAATGTTCAGAGATAGGGATAGATTTGTTACAGATAGAAGCTATCTTGATTTAGCTGCCTATTTCTATTACAAGCAAGCCAAGAATGTTCCTAAATGTGAAATGGAACACTTTTTCGAAACTTGCAAGATGTTACTCAATCAACAATGTACTCATCTTATCCTATTAGACTTTACTACTGCCATGGTAAAGGAATGGGTTATGGAAGATAATGGTAAACGAATAGATAACAATTACTTCCAGTTCTTAATATCTTCTATAATGGATAACGTATTGAACTTGTGGGGATTCTTACCTACTAAGGAAATATCTTCTATTTATAAGAACATTTTTAAGAATCAACTCTTGGAATACGGTGCAACAGAGGGAGTAATCAAATCCATATATGGTGAAACTAAAGTTCTCTGTATAAGAGAAGCTAATTTGGATATTCGTAAGAAACTTATTATTGATTTTCTTCATGAGTAAAGAAGTAGTATTTATAGCATTCTCGGATTTGCACATCAATTTATGGGCAAAATTCAATGAGAACAACAATAGGACCTTGAATAGTATCAAGGTCCTTGACGTTATTGCAGGTCAATGTGAAAAGTACAAATGTCCTGCTTTGTTTTGTGGAGATTTATTTCATAAGCCAGAATCAATTGACCAAGATTTAGCAATATTCGTTGCTGAACAATTTGATAGGTTAGAGAGTAACTACCCAAAATTCAAAATGATTTATATAGACGGGAATCACGATTTGAAATCTGTAAATCGTATTGATAGGATAACTAAGGGATGGCCTTTTGTATTTCATAAGAATTTTATGAGCTGTGTTAATCTAACTAGAATCAAATGGTGTTCTTATGGAGATTACCACATTTATGGGGTTCCTTACATTGATAATAATGTGGGTCTAAGTGAATATCTTAAGAAACTCAAATTAGATAAGAATGTAAAGAACATACTTCTTCTTCATACTGACTATCCTGGAGCAAAGGATACCGACGGTAGGGAAGTTGATTCTGTAGAAAATCTCAATGTAAATATCTTGAATCGATTTGATTTGGTATTATGTGGTCATATACATAAACCTCAAAGACTATCAAAGAAGGTTTATATGATAGGTGCACCTAATCATCAAAGGCGAACCGATAGAGGTTGTAAGTTAGGATATTGGAAGATTTATTCAGACTTATCAATGCAATTCGTACACCTTAAGCAATTCCCTAAATTCGTAGATGTAGAATCCGAAGAGGGTATTAAGGATGATGGCAATTATTATACCGTTTTACCTAAGAAAACTAGTAACTTAGTAAATACTAACCATAAAATTACTAAGCAACTTTCTAAGAAAGCTCTAGCTAAAAGGTATCTTAAGGAAAAAGGTATAACTGAACAAGATAAGAAAGAACTACTGATTGACATACTTAAAAAAGCTGAATCATGTTAACATTTACAACAATGAACGTAGTAGGATTCTGTTCAATAGAAAACCTACATATACCTTTAAACCCAAGTTGTACCATACTTATCAAGGCACCGAATGGTAAAGGTAAATCAACTATCTTATCGGCATTGGTATGGGCAATATATGGGAAAAACCTAAAAGGTGTATCCGAAGTTACTACCTGGGAAAAGGTAAGACCTAAGGATTATTCCGGAGTAATGGTAGAGGTATACTTTCAGAAAAACGAACATATCTATAAAATCATACGTTGTCAGAAATGTGACATGGTTTTAGAAGATGGTGCTAAAGGTAGGGATAGACTTATATTTCTGAAAGATAACGAGTTAGTGAATGTAAAGGGTAAGAATAAACTCCAGGATGCTATTAATGCAGAACTCGGATTATCTTACACTTTATTCATGAACTCTATAATGTTTGGTCAAGGGATTAAGAGGTTGATACAAGAATCAAATGCTGACAAGAAAAGGGTATTTGAGGAAGTATTTGACCTTGAGTTCTTGAATATAGCTAAGGGTATAGCTATGCAGGATAAAAATAACCTGTTAGCTCAAGCCAATGAAGTAGAACATCAATCTGAGTTACTTAAAAAAGAATTAGAAGCAAATAAGGAGGCTTACTTTGATTTACGTGACAGAGAGAAAGGTTTTAAAGAAAAAATCAAATCGGAACGTAGAGAATTAAAGAAAGACAGGGAAAAGCTAACTAAGTTACTGATTGAAAAACAAAAGGCACTTAAGGATGAAGTAGAAAAAAGTCTTCAGGTAAAGATTAAAAAACATAGTACCTATGTAGATACTCTTAAGTCAAAGCTTAGGGATAATAGAATGGTTGCAGAAGGAGTTTCTTTGCCAGAGTTCGTAAAGAAACTCAAGATACAGTTAGATAAGGGCCGCTACAAACGTGCAAAGGCGAGCGTAGATATTATATATGATGCTATTATAAACTCAGATAAACTCAGGGAAGAGTATGAAGATGCGTTAGAAAGATTGGATGAGTTGAGAACTACGAATGAGAAGTATAAGAGACTTCAAAAGGACTGTGATGATATTGCTTCTGATATTGCTTCTATTGACGAGGATTTGGAAAAGCTCAAACAAGAGAAACTTAAGGTTATGTCTCCCAAATATAAAGAGAAACTTAAGGAAATTAGAAAGAATCTTCGTAAGGTAGATGAAGACTACCATAACAAAGAACTGGAGTTAGAGAATTACAATTGGTTAATCAATGACCCTCTTGGGAATAATGGAATCAAGGCTTACTTATTCGATTCTTCACTCGATATGCTTAATCGTACGTTAGATAAGTATTCTCAGGTATTGGGATTCAGGATTGAATTTAATATTGACCTTGCTTCAACTCGGAAAGAGTTCTTTACATTGATAGAAAGGGATGGGCAAATTATTGATTATGACGAGCTAAGTGGAGGAGAAAAGCAATTAGTTAATGTTGCAATGGCATTTGCAATGAACGAATCTCTTACTATGTCCAAAGGTATTAACCTTGCATTTCTTGATGAGGTATTTGAATCTTTGAGTTCGGATAATGTAGAGGTAGTTACATCTTTAATCAGACACACTTTTTCAGAAAAGACACTCTTCTTAATTACCCATCTTGATTCACTTCCTCTTAGCAACACTAAAATCCTGCAAGTTGAAAAAGTTAATGGCCTAAGTAGTTACAAGTTACTATAAGGATATATAACTTTAACAAGACAGGAAGATGAACTCAAAAAATAAAGGAAACAGATTCGAAAGAAAAATTGGAGCTTGGTTCACAAAATGGACCAGCTTCAAATTTGAAAGGAACCGGGCAGGTTCAGGAGCTTGGCATTCTAATAAGGATGCCACTTCTGATTTAACCTGTACGGATGAAAGACATGCACATAGATGTAAGATATCAATCGAATGTAAAAATTACAAGGATATTAAATTCGAACATGTACTCTTAGGTAATAAGAGTTGTGATATCCTTAAATTTTGGGAACAGGCAACTAAGGATGCTAAAAGAGCAAACAAAGTACCTATCCTTTGCATGAGATATAATTCAATGCCCTCAGAAGAATTTTTCTTTGTAGTAGGTCTTGAATTAGGGGATATTATGGCTGAGTATGTTACTAGAGTAATGTATATTCAAGTTCCTGGGAATACCCTTATGATTTTTATGGCAAGCGATGTACTAAACGTACCGTACAAGTTAATCCATAAACAAGCTAAGTTAATCATTAAAAGAAGATAATATGAAACGTATCCCTTATTCTTATTGTATATTCTACATAGAACGAAAGTATTATACCACAATAAACCAAGAACTTAAAGAAAAGGGATATAAAAATGTTCGTGCCATTATCCCAACTTTAAATGTCCTAAGGAAAACCATAAAAGGTAAGATGGTATTTGAAGAAGTCCCTATTTTATTTAATTATGGATTCATTAAGATGCCTACGGAATTAGCGTATTCTAGACCATTCCTCAATAAACTAAAACGAAACATTTCTGGAATAAGAACTTGGTTAAGGTCTACAGAGACACTTCATGAAAGGAAGAAGAAAGCTAGAATCGATAACTCTGAAGACTTTGATGATTTTTCTTTAGTAGCTACATGCTCAAGAAAGGATGTTAGAAGGTTTAAGAGAATGGCAAAAGAGAATAAGAAATTTTCGGTAGATGACTTGATGAATGTCTCAATAGGAGACTACATCGTACTAAAGGGTTATCCTTATGAGGGTATTGATGCTACTGTATTAGAGGTAGATTACATCAATAAAATGGTAAAAATGCTTTTATATCCTGAGATGGGTAGAATGGAAGTTTGGTTACCATTCGATAACGTTATTTACAGTGTATATCAAAATTACGACCCAGATAAGTTATATGCCAACTCTCAAGAGTTTGACCCAAATCAAATAACCAGTGAACAAATCGATAGAGTACTAAACATAAAATCAAGGAAAAGGAAATGAACGAGGCTCAGAAAAAAGCATGGGACTGTCTAAAAGATTTAGAACAGAAATCCTTATTCCTTCAATTATCAGAAAACAAATCCTCATGGGAAGCTGGTGAAATTTTAAAATTGTCACATTACAAGTATCTAGAAGTTCGGGAAAGGTCAGAAAAGTTTTTCAGATTATTCTCGGACTTTTTTGAGAAACATCCTTCTCTATTTCGACCAGATTGTCCATGTGAGAGAAGTTTTCAGGATTATATTGAAGGTTGTCTAGAAAGAAGGTTAACTAGAAAAGAAGCAATGATTTACATTGGTGATTCAGTTCACTTACTTTCTAAAGTAACTAACCGTAACATAGAAAGAAATATGAAACGGTTAAGAGAATCAGATGATGAGTGGGATAAAGACACTGCTCGTATAGTATTTGAATTTGATAGATGGAACAACTTTAGGATATTGCCTAAGATGTTACAGCAACCCTCTGCATTCAAGAGACGGGCAAATAAGAAGGACAAGATATATATCAAATATCTTCTTAACCGTATCCCAGAATGGATGCACACTAAATTAAGAGAAAGGTTTAAGTATAAAGTAAAACCCGGTAAAAAGAAATACTGGGTATGTTTGATATCAGAAGAATTATATACAGATGGCTACTTATTATTGCCCGTAAGACCTTTGCAAGAAGTTATTGATGAATTTAGTAGATTCTATATGTACGTATTTCCTACTAAGGATGATGCAGATACATTTGGTTTTATGGTATCCAAGTTTATGATTAAAACTGGTAGTGTAAGGCTTGGACAAGGATTCTGGCCTGAATACCGATGCTGCATTGAAAAAGCATTGAACTATAATCAAGTGAACAACATAGAATTCTCTGTTAAGAATTTAGACATGGCCTACAACCCTCATAAAACTAAAAGAAGAAAAAAGGCTAAATCTACCGGAGCCGAACGTATCGATGATACCTCAGCTTTTTATAAAAAAGAATAGAAAAGTATTTTTATTTAAAATATTATTCTTATATTTGCAATGAATTAATGAAAACAACAAATTTAATATAGATATGAGAAAGAAAAAGAATAAACCAGCACCCTCTAAAGAGAAAGCCAGTTTCCTTGGTCATGCAGGAAGAAACATGACCTACAGGGATTTAAAAAGAAAGGCTGTCATATTGGGAATGCCTTTTCCTGATGCCTGTGCTGCAGGGATATTCGATTTAATTGGTTATATCGAAAGGTCAACCAACAAACCAGACAAATCATTAATTGACCAATATGATGATTGGATGGATAAACAATTAGAGAACATAGGTTATTCAAAGGATGACCCATTAAGAAGTTCTAAACTAAGGCTTGGATTTCTCGGAGAAGAAGGAGAAAATGGGAAGAGGAGAAATAAAAGAGTTCCCGGGATAAAGAAGCCAAGAGAAAAAAAGCCACCGAGAGAAAGAGATGAATTTAATCTCATCAAGGGCACAAAGAAATCTTATGTATGGTCATTAGTTTCAAAGGGTTATGATTTGGATAGAGTAACTCGGAGAATGAAAAAGAAATTCCCGGATGCAAATGATAAATCGATAACACTTTGGTTTAGAACTGCAAGGAGAAGTATAAATGGTAAAGTTAAAGGAGAGTAGCAGGGAACCAATAAGGTCAGATAGATATTATATTTGGACTTGGAGACCAGATACTACCAATAAGTATATTACCGAAAAGAAATTATATCGGAAACATCTTACAGGTATACCATATTTTACTAGATACCAAATAAAAAAGACTCTTACTTACATTTATGGAGTTGATGTTCTTCAATATATTCATATTATATCGGGTAGGAAGCTCATTAGGATGGGCATAAGACAATTATCAGATATGAATGGGAAGTTATTAAAACATGGTTCTACTAAATTCTGGTATAAGGGTAAATTGGTTAAGGCCAGGAAATTTATCATACCTGACGAATATAAATTAGATAAACATAGAAGACGAAGGTTCATGGTTCAAATGCACCGGGTCTTTAAAAGTAAAGGGAAGGAGGTATTCAATGAAAGGTACTCACAAAAACTCTATGGACAACGGGAAGGCATATCTCCCCAGTATATCCGGAAGAAGAGAATACAAATCCGTTCTGCTATCTTACAGGATTTACAACAGGCTAAGTCAAGAGGAAAAGAATACATATAATATTCTATCCTTACAGTATCCACCTTTGGTAGGTTCATTGGCCCTCTATCTAAGAAAGAAAATGAATATCCCAATGCAGAAAGTACTATTTATCAAAGCACAGAGGGATATGATAGATATCTTTTATCAAGAATCCTTAAACCATTTGGGATGGGTTCCTAAAGAAAGATATCTGGTAAAAGCTTTAAGATTTCAAGGGTTTACTCCTGCAAGCAAATATAAGATGCGAAGCAAATATGCCTACATCATGACCAACAGGATGCTAGAAAAAGAATATTGGGTATTTCCCATGAGACTAGCTGATAACTATAAATCAATGCAAAATCCAAAATACAAATTCTATACGGAAGTATTTGGTAAAGCAGGTATTCCAGGTATAACTAAAATTAAATACAGTAATGGAGACTAAAAATAAGGTACCTGAAGTAAAGGTACATCAGCCACTAAATCCTTTTATTGGCAAAACCTTCAAGGTATTAACCCATAATACGGAAGACCAGGTAATTGATACCGAAACAGTAAAGATAGAATCTCAAGAGGAGTTAAAGACCCTTTTAGGAGAGATAAAACAATATAATTCTGAATATGCTTACCTAAGTAATTCGGAAAGGAAGTATAAGAAACTTATAACAGAGTGATATAATTATTGATTTATTAATCTTTTAAACATTACGAAAATGGCTAAGAAAAAAGAAACCAAGAAAGAGTTGAAAGAAGTATCTCGTAAAGAGATTAACGGTGCAACCATTATTACTTACGAAGATGGTTCAGTAAAGATTATCCCGGCTCCTATTGTACTTTCGGCAGAAGAGGCTGCAGACCTTTTTGGTTCGGAAGAAGAGGACGATGATGACGACGATGATGATGATGAAGATGGTGATGACGATGATGATGAAGATGCAGATGGTGATGACGAGGACGAAGAAGATGATGATGAAGATGATGATGAAGATGGTGATGACGATGATGATGAAGATGCAGATGGTGATGACGAGGACGAAGAAGAACTGACCGGTGAAGACCTTGCAGAAATGGACTTCGAAGAACTGGAAGATGTTTGCGACGACAAAGACCTCGAAACTGACCCGGATGACTTCGAAGAAGAAGACATCGAAAAACTTCGCAAGGCAATCGCAAAAGAATTGGGTCTCAAATTGCCGGCAAAGAAAGAAGCCAAAGGGAAAGGTAAGAAAGGGAAGAAATAATCTATTATCTTTCAAAGGTTACGAAGGTGGGCTAAATCAATAGCCCACCTTTACCAGAAATCTCATTCTATTAATTAAATAAACTAAAGTATTATGGCAACTAAGAAAAAAGAAGACTCTAAGAAAAAGGGTTCAGAGAAAGTAAAGGACGAAGCTAAAGAAGCAAAACGTAAGGCAAGAATGGAAGCATTGAAAAATCGTCCTGCAGAACAACGTCCCAACAGTAAACAGATTGATGTTATTAAAATCAATGAAAAATCCGAAGTTCGCAATTACGGTTATGCAGTAAAGAACAAAGAAGGCTATCAGGGAGTAGTGGTAACATCGGTTCTGGTCATCGAGGGAAAACCCACAACCACATCAGTGACTTTCGTTCCTGGTAATTTAACCGTTAAGTCTAAAAAGGGACACGGAATCATTTGCAATCCGAAGTCTAAAAAAGACAAAGAGGAAGCAGGAGATTCCGAAGATTAACGGACTCATATAGCGAGTACATCGCTAATGGTTTGCATAGTTTATTAGTATTTCAAAAATTATGTTTGGAAGCCAATTGCCTGGGATAGGTAGTTGGCTTTATTTATTTTTATGCCTATGGAATCAGACAAAAAGGATATCAGAAAGAATGTTACTATCCTTGCATTAGATAATCTTATTCAGAATTATACTAATGCACTAGAAGATAAGTATATGGACCCTCCCTTATCAAACGAAGAAAGGGAATTAGCTGATTTAATAATTAAAGAGGCTAAGGAGATGCTAACGGAAATTGCTACAGAAAATACTAACCATATAATACCGAGACCAAAATGGAAATGACAGTAAGAGACATTATTCAAACTCTACAACAGTTAATCAAGGATAGAGACTTCACTATCTATCAATTACAAGTTGCTCAGAGACAAGGTAAGAGAGGATATGCCCAAAAACATGCCATTCATTTAAAGTATGTTAAGAATCGGATTAAAGACCTCTCTGATAAATTAGAGAAGAAACTAAAAGGCACTATCTCTACCGTTAAGTACTGTTATCATAACGGATGTGGTGGATTGGTTACTGTAGAACAAGAATTTGTGAATCTATCTGAACAAGAGATACGAGATATCATGGAAGTTCAGGCCATCATACATAAAATGGATATAACTATCCTAGAAATTAAGGAAATCCCTACCCAGGTTAGGATTATATAACTATGGATAATTACTAAGGAAAATTTTAATCCACTTAAAAATTAAAGACATGAAGAAAGACAAGAAGAAGGCTAAACCGGTTAATAAGACTCCGGAGCTTTCAAAAGCAAAAAAGGCATTGGATGCTTATCTTAAAGAAAACAAGTTGGACCCTCAAAAGGATTGGACCAAAGACAAGAAACACGGTAAGAAGGTTACCGAGCTTGTTAACAAGCTCAACAAGGAACGGGACAAAGTTGCTGCTGAATATCCTGAAAAGGATTTGAAGAATGAGGCTAAACTCGTTAAGATGAAAGAGAAGAAGAATGCCGAAAAGACTGAAAAGAAAAAAGAGAAGAAGGAAAAAGCTTCTTCAGGTAGAACGGTAACGAAATACGATTATCCTCTCATCGATGGTCGGGAAATGACTTCCGATGAAAAGAAAAAATATCGTACCGAACAAAGAAGACTCGCTGCTGGCAAAGCTCCAAAGGAAGAAAAACCGAAAGAGGAGAAAACCAAAAAGGTAAAGAAGGAAGAAAAAGAGGTTCCGGCAAAGAAGGACAAAAAGGCCAAAGACAAAAAGAAAAAGAAGGCCGTCAAAGAAGAGGATTAATTCCATAATCGATATAAATATTCGTTAATGATGTAAAGGCCTGAGTATTCCCATAGTACTTGGGCCTTTTTCTTTTAAAGATTAAATACATGGAAGAAAAAGTATATAAACCCAAACTTCGTATCACAACTCTCGAAGAAAATGGCTCCTACATTCAAGATAGATTAGTAGATGCCTATACCGAGATGAATTCAGGTCCTAAGGTACAACATAATGGACCCATAAGAATAGAAGTTACTCTTACTTGTAAACAAGATGTAGAGAACTTTAAGACTTACTTAGATAGATTGGTAGGTAACCTACCTATCAAAGAACAATCCGTAGGCAGAGGTAGACCTTCAACTGGCAGTAAGCAATTAACTGAATCACCCAGAGAAGACATACTGGCAGATGTAGAGAAAATGGTGAATGAAGGAAAGAGCCAACAAGAGATTATTAAATATTTAAGGGAATTAGGATTTGTCTTTATTCTTACAGAAGACTTTCTTTTTCACTTTCCAGGATTTGAGTTCAATATTAAGGACGTGGGAGAAGCAACGGACAATAAACAATATCCGAATTCGTACTCTTGGATGGCAAGATGTATCAAACGAGCAAAGGACCCCAAAGCAGATAAATTTGACCCAATGGTCATCTTCGGTTTCAGCATCCTTGGTGGACCCTCGAAGAAAATTATTCCATACCTATATAAGGAAAGAAAGAAACCATTAAGGGCCTCTGTTGGTAAAAAGACCCTCTCCTTCTCTCAAGCAGAATTCACCAAGTTCCCCAAATATCAACTTGAAGAAGAACGATTGAAATTCTCTGCTGAGATGAGGCAATTAATGACCAACCCAGAAAAGAAGCCTTCAAAATTCTTTTTACGTTGGGCTCCCGATGTACTGTTATCTCCTAATGCCTATGAGGCTCTTAAGAGATTAAATATTAAGTTTGCAAATGACCACCCAAAAGGATAACCTATCTAGGTTTACCCTACTAAAGATCCTCAACCTCAGTTTATTATAAAAGTGTATTATTATATAAAATAAAATTCTTATATTTGTATAACGAAAAATTTAATAAAATGGATTTAGAAACCAAAGAGGTAGTAAAGAACATTGCTCAGATTCAAATTGAGGCTCTTACTAATATCCTTAACAACCTGGATAATACGGAACCCGATTTACTCAGAAAGTTATTACAGATAACCGATGACGATATTAGGGAATCATTAATTGCCCACATCCAGGTTTACAAAGAAATATTGGAAATGCCTCAATTGATAAAAACCTTACCTGAATACCAGTTATTCGTTTGCTCCCACATTCTATTCAGAATGGAAGACGAATGGATACCTGATAATTCTCAAGGAGTATATGGGACATGGGCTTTACTCCAAACGGAAACAAAGAAATTCCATCCGGAACTAACACTAATATTTTAATTTAATTATGGACAAGAACGAATATTTAGAAGCAGTTGAATTGAACACTGGAGTTGAAATGATTCCTTGCGAATCATCTAACATTGAAGGCTATGGCTATGACTCCAAGAATAAACAGTTATGGGTTGCTTTCAAAAACAACAAAGTTTATCGTTATGATGGTGTACCTCACGAAGTCTGCAACGAATTACACTTAGCAGAATCCAAGGGTAAATACGTTTCTTCTAACATCAGGAATAAATTTAAAACTACAGGCTATGAACTCAGGTCTTAAAAAATTACCCATCATAGGGCTAGCAGGATTTATCTTAATCGGGATAGCTTTTGGCTCAAAACCTAAAGCTACATCGAACGAGGCAAATCCTGCTTCGTTGTTCTGGGCAGGTTTACCTACACCAGAATCTCAAGGTTATAATATTACCTTTGAATCGGAACCTAATCAACCCAAATCATTGAAGGACTCCATTAAAGAGATGGCAAATAGGTTGGGTAAAAGAATCTACGAATATATTGTAGAAACAGAAATAATCCCAGAGAATCAAATCTACCAGATAAGTAATTCTGGATACCAGCAATATGAAGTAACTAGAAAGGGAGTAGGTTATTCCTATACTGTAGTTAAATTTTATACAGATAAGAAACTAACCTATCAGGATGCAATTAAATATGCCGAAAGACATCCAGAACATTGCATACCTATAATTCCTACACCTAAAGAGAAAAGCGAACTAGATTATTACAACGAGAACCTGGACGAATACCTTTCAGACCCAGAAAATGAAATCGATTTTGTACCAGAGATCTTCGACTTCCTATCTGATTAACCTCAGATATTGAAAAATAAATAATAAATTTGTTTGCTATTAAAAATAAAGTTTTTATATTTGCAATGTGATAATTAATTAACTATTTAATCATTTTAATATAGACATTATGAAAAAGAATGAAAACAAGGTTGCTAACCTTATCAGTAACAAAGTTGCTCAACAGTTAGAAGGAATTAAGGATGCTACATCCAAGTCTAAAACTCCCAAAGCCAAAAAGACTAAGGCTCAATTGGTAGAGGCATCAAAGGATGCTGCTAAGGAATTTGCCGATGCCAAATTGGTTCCTCTCAAACCAGAAGACCCAACTCCAAAGGGAAAATCCAAAAAGGAACAGGTTATCAAGGAAGTCGAAAAACAACAGAAACCATCCATTATCGAAAAGGTAATCTCAAATCGGGAAGTAAAATACGTATACCCAGAGGATATCACCGATACCCTGGCCCGGAAGAAATGGAGACAACAAACTCGTAATGAACTTCACAGACTTGAACGGGAAATGTTCCGTATCAAGGACCAAAACTCCAAGGAGTTCAAGAAAGCTGCTAAAGCTTATGAGGACTTTCGTAATAAGGTTCTCAAACCAGAACAAGTTGCATAGATATTATCTTTCAAGGAAGTCATGCTTAGTTCATTAGGTTTACCAGAGCCTCCCGGATTAAGTTATGGCTTCCTTTCACCATTAATACTCGTATAATGGATTATACTATATTCTCCGCCAAGGATATGTTAAAGCAGGACAAGGAATTAGTGGAGTTACATAAGAAATGCGTAAAAACCTATCTAGTGCAACATTCACTAAAGCATGCTAAGATTAAGAAGTTCTTTATTGTATACGACTGGTATATTAATCCCAGTAATGTGAGGAATTTCTTTTTCAGGCCAGTACATTTATTTGTGCAGGCATTACTCTTGGGACAATTAGACGAAATATCAGATTACATAGAAAAAGACAACAATGGTAAGAAACGTAAGAAAAGAAGACATAGAAAAGGTTGATATAGAATACATCAAAGGTAAATACCAGTATAAAAAATCCTATGGTACCATCAGTAGAAAGAACCATAAAATCCTTTTCTCTGGTCCAGTAGTTGATTTACAACCTGCATTAGAGAATATCCGGTTATTGGTAAGGACTCCAGAAAATCGAATCTCTACTGAATCTCGGAGAAAACTAAAGGCTCTTGAAGAAAAGGCTTCCAACCTTAATAACTTCAAGGACCAAGGTATAACCCACATAATCATATACAGATGTTTGGAAATATAGTCAAAGACCTATACATAGGTAAATCAAAGTTGATAATAAAATGTAATCAAAGAGAATTACCGCAAACCACCTTAGTAATGGATGTATTACAACCTACAGGTTTTACTGGTAATATGCCAGATTATGGTACTTATGGTAATTTACTTACTACCGGGGAGTTTGAAATAACCCCTGTGATGCCTAAACATAGACTTTATGTTACGGGTATACCAAAAGGGGCAATCCTTGATAATTTTCGGATTAGAAGGGTTTATTGGTCTTCATACTATGAGGATGATATAAGGGGATACTTATTTCAGATAACTGATGAATATCCTAAGTTGATAATTGCAAAATAAAGTTATATGGAAGCAATAGATTACGTTAAACAGTTTAAACTCGACCAAGAGAATTATGACTTTAAAAGGGAAGAGTTTATTTCCGAACTTGGTAAAGAGTTTCTAGAATATTGCCAAACGACTACCATTGGCATTAACTCGGAGACCAAGCATATATATTATTACCGGTTCAGGGAAATAGTAAAGAATTTCCAAGAGAAGTTCTGGAGTATTTCAAAGCTAAAGATAGGAGAACCATTCTCGGAGAAATTATGGAATGCCTTCTTTGCAACCCAGGTAGTTCCTTTAAGGAAAAAGTTATTCCCCGATATTCAGAAGTTTATCGAAGAAAGGAAAAGGAATAACCTCGATAAACAAGACAAATTACCATCGGACCGTAAAAAGGGCAATTATGGCAAAAGAAATCCTAGACCTACATGGAAATAAATTTAAGGTAGGAGATTATAAACTTAGCCTTAATATTCCGATAGGTAAATGTGATAAATTAATATTCACCCGGGACCACATCTCGGGTGAAACCTTTAATTTGTTTGTGAAAGGTAAAATCTATAAGGCCTATTTCTATAACCTTAGTATCAATTGCTATGTATGTTATAAACTAGAGCTAATAGGTTATGATGAATCTAAAGATATAAGAAAGGCTTATTTGTATGGCAAAAGAAGATAAAATAGTAAGATTCCCACGTCCTCTGGGTACTACTGCAATGATACTCGAATATCAGAAAAGTGGTAATCCAGAGGATTTGATTAAGGTACAGAATTACCTTATTAATCAATGGCTTTTGGGAAATGGAGTCCTATGTGGAGTGACCTATGATATCAATTCATTCTCTAACAGATTAGGGATTGATACAGAGTATGTACGAATCTTTATGAGGGATAGATTACTATCCTCTAAGATTTGGGATAGAGATAAACAAGAAGAATTACTGCAAGCATTAATGGGAGAACAACTAGCATGGGCTTTAGAAGACCGTATGGAAATCTCTCATCAATTGCAAATATTAAGAGATTCCCAAGGAGGCAAATATACTCCTTTTATATCTGCTGAGGTAAATAAGACATTGAAGCTTAAACTGGAATCCTCTACATCCTTGCAATCTATTATCCGTAATCTTACAGGAGGCAATACAACCAATATATTCAATCAATTCAATCAACAGAATAACCTTGGTGCTCCAGTAGATACCATCTCTATAGAGGAGGCAAGAACAATTGTATTAGAATCTCAGAAGGTTCTATCTAAGACTGAAGAGGCCAAACTATTGGAAGAGAAGTATGACATCAATAGCCTACCTGAAGTAGTAGCTACCAAGCAAGAAGGAGTAGATACCTCTAAAGAAGGACTTAATCTGAACAAGAAAGAACTTAATCAGATTACGGATAATTATAAGGCTGCAATGGAAGTATCCTCTAAAGAGCATCATGAATTGCGCAGGGAGATAGAAATGAGGATTGACCCAGATGAGGAAGACCCAGAAATGGATAGATACTTAGATGAGGAAGTAATAGAAGCAGAAGAAGTTCCTTCAATTGCATCATCATTCCTTAACAAAAGACGATAACTAAAGAGGCTACCTACTATTGGTGGCCTCAGTTGTGTATATACAGATTTGCATATTAAAAATAAAAGAATTATATTTGCATATCAATTTTAAAAATAGACAAAAATATGGAAACATTCAACCAAGAACACAAGGAGACTAAGATTAAGAACATTAATCAGGGTACTTACTTTAGACTCAAACCCTCGGATACTGCACCAGTATGGGTCAGAGGAGAATATAACCGTTTAGCTGGTAAATACTCCTGCTGGAAATTCGATGATACTAATCATGAAAAACTCATGAAAGGTTCTCAAACCGTATATATTAACTTTACATTTTAACAACATGTTCAAATTCTTCAGAAAGAAAAAGAAACTCAGAGTCATCAAATGCTCTGACTTCATTAAGTTAAGACAAGTAGAAGGCTTAGAGAATTGCTATAACATTACTCTTAGCAGTTATCTTCAAACCTTTCAAGGTAGAGTACAAACATTGCTCAATGAGTTTCATATCTATGATGACCGTATCTGGGTAGAGGCTTACAGGGAATATCAACGACATTATAAGGTATATGATAGAGTACCAGACTTATTACTTTATAAGATACCGGTACTATTTGCTATGTCTTATCCAGGTATAGAATCTCGAACGGACAAAGAATTTGCTTTCAGATACTATATACCTGACCAATCATTTTATGAGGGTATGCCCTCTGAGTTCCAGTTGAATCCGGAGATAGAAGATAACTTCAAGAGTATGTATTCTAAGGTATATGGGTATTTACCAGAAGGAAAAGTAACCATAGATGAATACATACAGATTATCAGATTCAATTACTGCAAGAACTGGGATGTGCTTTGGAATAATCCCAAGGCTATTCGTAATTACTTTGATGAATGTATGGATATCATCATGTCCTTCGTAGATGATGAATGTATGGTAACAGTAACTAATATCATTACCAGATGTGCCGAAGAGATGAAAGAGAAATTACAAACCCTCAAAAATAATAGAGATGAACAAATTTAGATTCAAAGTATCTACCATGTTAGAACAGGTAGAAGACGATTACATTAAATTCGTGGGAGATAATTATGGTGTAAACCGAGATGAGTTTCTTAAAGACTTCAGAGCCAAACTTAATCTCGAAAGTCATCATATATCTACAGTACATGCTGAATTAATTGAGTATGAACCAAATCGTATCATTATTCAGACTTCTAAGTATAATACCGTTGCTAAGGAATACAAAGACCATTATCTTTGGATATTTACTAACAAGGGAGACAGGAAGTACGACTGGGACTTAAACAGATTCCGGGCTTTACCCCAGTAATTATTAAATAGTTTATTAATTCTTTTGCAGATATAAGAATAATATTTTATATTTGTATCGAATTAATAAACTATTTAAATTTTATAACTATGCAAACCAAGTATTACTTAACCTTCGAACAGGTAGGAGTCATTAGACGTATTCCAATTAAAGAACAGGACCCCGATATGCAGGGAATCCTAGATGCTTTCACTGAGGCTTTCAGAATAGCCAACGAAATGAGTGACGATGATAAAGTCAATACAATAGACTTAATCAATGCTCTTCAACACTGTGATACTATCTACATTGATACAGTAGAAATCTACGAAGAAGGATTCGAAATGATTGAACAAAAGGTTCCTCTTGGAGATGCAGGCCAATGCGTAAGGACTCTCATACAGATTATCAATTACGAGGAGGCTTTTGACATATCTGCTGACAATCTGGCTAGGGAATTAAAAACCAGTATGAGATTCCATTGGAGACAACTCAACCCAGGTAGTTCAGAACCTGACCCAGCTTTCGTAAAACAATTTACCGAAGAAGTTATTGACAAACTTCGAAGAAAACTTTAATCGAACTTCTAAATCTAAAGGGCAGTCTAACCCACTGCCTTTTCTTGTGTGTAGAACCTCAGCTATTATAAAATAAAAGTAAGAATATAGTAATATTTAAAATAAAATTCTTATATTTGTAGTGTAATAATTAAACAATAAAAATATGAAAACAACAGCATCCAAATCCTCTATCCAGAACCTGGAAGAGGTACTTCAAAGGTTTATCAATAACAAAAACACTTTCTCTCTTACAGAGGAGGAAAATGAAATGCTAAAGGAAAACCTATTTGAACTACTCAGTAAGGTATACGATAACTACCAACTAGCTTGCATCGATATCAATCAAATCTGGGTATATGAAACTTGCTACTATACTTTCACATTCGAAAGCTTGGTAACAGTAGACAGACTAAGAGAAAATATCATTGCTACTGGCTGCGTACGATTTATGCAAAACTTTACCGATGGTGATGGACAATTTATATCATTCACCAAGCTAGACAGAAACAATTGGATTTATCAACTTAACTTCAGAATATCATGAACGAACAAGAATTAAAAGAACTTGCCTTACAATTGCATAAGGCACAGATACAAGAATATCCCTGGGTCTCAGCAGACCCAGAGGATGCTGAATCCTACATTAGGACTTATGGAGATACTAACGTACACTTGTACTACGATTATTTACTTGCTAATGGAATAGGAGAAGTGGAGGAATAATTATGAAAATCAGAGCTTTTTTAGAAACAGAAACAATGGACCCTGATTTCAGGGAACCATTCTTAAATGGAATGCCAATTGATATCACTGAAGCATCTTTTGATAGGATTGTACGATATGCTTCAGGATGTACGGATGTCCAACAACCAGATGTGATTGCTATAGTCATTCAACATGCTTTGGATAATCTAAAAGAATTATCCCAATTATTAGATAACTGTAACGGTACTACACAAATGAGAGTACTTATCCCAGTATCTATCTCTGCCCTTACATTTACCAGACAATATCAGGATACACTTAAGAGGGTGTTGAAAGAGAGAATCAAAGGAACACTGGATGGCCTACCTCAAGAACAACGTGCTGCACTTCTTAATGAAGTACTCAATGAAACCTTAAATGAAGGTTCTCTTAATGACGATTAACCAGTTGTTTTCATATCTATCCAGGAGGCAGGACTCTAACCTAACTAAGAGCCTGCCTCTACCTCAGTTATATTTGCATATTATTTATTTTATTCTTATCTTTGTAGTGAAATAAAAATTTAAGTATTAATTTAATTTTAAAATAGACAACAACATGGTAAACCTTTACAAACTCACCAACCTACTGGAAGCTGGGATGACAATATTCCAACTCAATCAATGGAAAAACGAGGGTATCTGGTATCCAATTACCCAGTACAAAAAACAATCTAACGAAATTGAGGTAGTCACTAACCTATTCGTACCTATCAATATGGAAAACGAACGGTATCACATTCAATTATCTGCTAATTATGATGCCAATGAGATGGACGAATGGAAACAATTCCTAGAAGATAACCAATGGAAACTCTATCCATTACTCAGAAATATACTTAACGTATTCTTACCACCATATGAACCCGGATACCGTATCCTATATACATTATATCCTGCAGGATTCATTTCAGTAATTGCCGAACCCTTAAAATCAGAGGAGGACTAACTATGGTACCATCAAAAACTTATCTTAAATTCAAAGAGACTCGTTCACAGGAAGACCTTAATACTCTCAATAAATATCTTAAACGTTTGAGCGAGATATCCAGTAAACTAAATAACGATGCCCTCGAACTCTCTGACGAAGAAGAGAATAAACTATACGATGAGGATGAAGACCTAACAGACAAAGTCTTACGGCTACTATTTGGGGATACATTCTTTATCTTCATCAGCGAATACGGCCTAGATGAATACGATTCCTGGGAGGATACAGTTGAAGACCTAATCGAGGACTTATGCACCCATCAGGAAACCCTTGAGGACTTAGGTAAACATTAACCAATGAAGCCTAACATAATTCTTATACTAATCATGGGAGGAAACATATTAATTATGGGTGCATCCTCCCATCCTACTAGTGAAGAACCTTTAACTTATGAGAATACTCATTGCTTAATATTAATGATATGCTAGAACAGTCTAAATTCTTAGTCTCCTTTGATTGCCAAAATGAAAAGTTCTGCGAGGAATTAATAATCACCTACAGAACTGAAGAATTAAGGCCATACTTAATATTCCCAAGGGTAAAATTAAACCCAAACCATCTCCATGTATATCATACCAAAAGGATAATCTCCGAATTAATAGGTATGCCCTATTCATCCATCGAAATAGTTGACCTAATAAGGCTTCAGTAGGTAATCGAGGTTATTGCATATATTAATTATTATTCTTATATTTGCATATCGAAATAAAAATATTATTAATTAATAAAATTTTAAAATTATGGACACATTAAAATCTACCTCAATCCTTGCCTCAATCATTGCACAAAACCCTTATCACATTGTCTCTATCCAAGGCCAAATGCCTATGTCACATGCCCAAAATACATATGACTTCGAAATTGCTGAAGATGACCCAAACTATGAGGAAATATCCGATTTCTCACTCGAAATGCTCTGGGTATATACCTATGCTGATAAGGAATCCTTAGAACTTGACCTAATGGAAATCCTAAATCAAATGGACTTGCTCAGAGGTTGCGATGACCAATACTTCGATTATAACGTAGACGAAGTAGACATGGTACTCTATGGTGCAACCATTATCCTTGAACAGGAAAAATACAAACCACTTATCATGCAAAAATTCCAACATTACAAGGATAACTTCGACGAGGAAGAACATGCCGAAATCATTGATTACTACATTAACTTCCTCGAAAAACCAGAAACTCTTTACACTTTCACCGAAAAAACCATTAACTTTCTTAAAACCCTAATCAAATGAGAACCAAACTAATCATATTATCAATCATTGCCATGGCTCTAGTAGTCATGGCATTCCCAACTAATAAATTCCAACCTAAAACAGTATGGGAACACTACTGCAAATATACATTGCACATACATCCATCACAGGCAACCGAGGACCAATATGATTACTTCCTTGATTGCTGGTCAGGAGATGACGAATACCAATATCTCTATGACTACTACGAGAACAAATACCCAGAGTACAACAACCAACTAAAACATTACGGAAAATGAAACTAAAAATCACAACCTTAATAATCATAGAGGGTAATCAAGTAGAAAACATATACCATTCACTAGAAGATAACCAAGACAAGGCTTATCAGGACCTTATAAACCAAGTAAATGCTACCTATGGCGATGGAGGAGTATTACAATTCAAAAACATAAAAGGTATAAAGAATTACTTCGACTCCGTAACCATAGAAACCCAAGAGCTTATACCAATTGGATTCAAAAATACCCTACTAAATAGAGAAACCAAATGAAAAAGAAACCCAAGAACCAAGTATACATACCTCACCAGGATAAATGGAATGAACACTTTCCTACTCCAGGTAAACCAAATCCCAATTACTACACAGACTCAGGTGCAACCTTCAACAAGCACCTACGTACCCAAAACAAATTAAAATCCAAACAGAAATGAAAGCCTTACTCTTAATAGCCTTAATAATATATACCTCACTAAGCCTAATACATAGGAGCAAGAGGTATAACCAAATACCAAGCCCCACCAACAAACAAAAATACATATACTTAATCCTACAAGGCCTACAGATAATCCTACTAATCCTATTAGAGACCTTAATCCTAAGAATACCAAACTACTAACCCACCACCCCCCAACAAAACAAATAACCAATATAATAACATACCTATAATATATAATGCCCAGTATGAACATAATACAAAATCATACTGGGCCTAACTATGTAACATAATACACATACACTTATCTAAGGTACATATAACCTTCAACTTAATATAATACTAATCAATATACAATCTACAATCTGGGGATCGCCGGGGGTTGCGGATTTTGGGGTACCTAGTCTGGGCAGGCATCCTCTACTATACAACCACCATACCCCAGAGCTATCTAACACATATGTCTCAAGGTCCTAAGGCTATATAACCAATTGCCTAAAAGGTACCTAATAATGGCCTTTTGGGGTACCTAAATCCGATAAATCCTAGACCCCTAATGGCCGCTTATTATATATAATAAGTATATAAAAAGGCAATCGGATTTGTAGGATTAGGCAATAATTTGGGGTACCTTTTTATATAAAATTAGGTACCTTTTTTGTCGGATTGGGGCCCCAGGATTTAATAAATTTAAGGTAATTTTAGGCCATTCAAGGTACCTAAAACTAGTAAGTATGTTATTAATGGCCCTTGTAATTAGTTAAAAAGAAACTTTAGATTGCTAGAAGAGATACTTCTTTTGAGAGAGTATTGATAGAGAGATACGTAATATTAGTATTAGAGCTCTAATACATTATCCATTATGGGCCTCAGTAGGATTTATAAAAATTGATTAGGATTTTGCTATATTATTTATTATTCTTATATTTGCAATGTGATAATAAACAAGAATATTAATTTTTAAATCCTATATCCTATGCGTAGTATTAAACCCAACTTGGTTAAAACTTGGTTCACTAAAAACCAGGCAATCCTAAACATTGATTCTCAGGTAGATGAGAAAGGAGTTCTTGAGTATCTTTCCTTCCTAATAGACGAAGGATATCTACACATCCCAGAATTTACATTCAAGGCATATAATTGCTCAGAACTAGCTCCCGGTCGTATAGTACATAATTTCTATTATGAACTTTCTAATAGAACTCTTACAGGAGTCCAAATAAACTCTATACTTGCAGAATGTCCTTTACTATTCGATGATGGTTCTCAACCTAAGCCTGCCTATACCGCTTATCTGGGTTCATTATACATTACCATTATTGCAGAAGCCTAATCGCTAACTTAGGTACACCTTAAGCCCATGCCTATCTAAGGTACTGGGCTTTTTCTTAAGCCTTTCTATGTAGGCCATCATGGGACTTATTTATGGCTTATCAGGATTCTGGTTACATGGCTTTAGTACCTTAGGTCTTTCTATGGTACCCAGTATTATGGGCATTGTAGGATTGCCTGCTAGTCACCTAATGGCTTTTATGTATGATAATATACAGATAATAACTACCGGACTGTATGGGGCCTCCAATTTTCTAAAGTGGTACCTATACCAACCCCTTCTATATCCTACCTTATATCCATCAATATACCTATATCTAATGCCCACAACCATGCCCACCTTTCAAACCCTTAAAACCTACTTGCAAATTTTTCATGCAAAATTATTAAAAATAATTCTTTAAAAATTTCTCGAAAATTTTTCTATAAATGTTTTGTAGATTCAAAGATATTTCTTATCTTTGTAGTGTTGAAAAAGCAAAGAGATATTTAAAATTTTGATTAACTATTTTTAAAAAGAAAATTCTCTGAAAATTTTGCTAATTAAAATATAAATCGTATCTTTGTAATGTAATCAAAAAGCGATACTTGACATATTGAAACAATATAAAATTAATTTATTCCTTTTCTCTTTTTCTTATAAATCTTTTAGTTTTATAGAGAAAAGGATATAATAAAATAAACATAAAAACTAAAAGTATTTTATTATGGAAGAATTAAAAAATGTAGTAGTAGAAAAAGAAGTTGCTAACAACAAAGTAAACAAAGTTAGTGCAAATAAAGCAAAAGCGCAAGCAAAAGCAAATAGCACTATTAAATTATCAGTTGATAGTATTTTTAAAAGTCTAAATGAAAAAACTAACGGACTTTTAAAAACTTCTTTAGGGAAAAAGACCGAAATTTATATTGAAAGTCTTTTTGCAGAGTTGAACGAAAAGCAAAAGAAAGCGTATCGAAAGAAATTAAGAAATACTACTTTTTCTTTGCTTGATTCGATTTGCAAAGCGAAAGAAGAAAAGAAACAAAATGAACTAAAAACACTTGTTTCTGCATTTACAGAATTTTATAAGCAAGTCTACAAAGTGAATGATTTTTCATTTGCAAGTATTGCAAGCGAAAATACAAAGGACACAAAAAAAGAAGTTCTAACAAAAGGTTTACAAATAGTTAAAAATTTCAAGTAATTAAATGATATGCTATTAAATGTATTTTTATTTGTTGGTGTAATTTGGGTATTAATTCAGATTATCAAAGATATAAAAGATTTTTTAAAGAACTTATAAACTAAATAAAAAGTAAGGGAAAGCAAAATAAATGTTTGTCCCTTACTTTTTATTTTTGAATGTTAATTTTAACGTAACCGTTAGCCCCTTTTAGTACCACACCAAAATCGCTCCTCGCTTAAAGAGGTACCCCGATTATCCCACAAACCCCAAAACACACAAAGAAGCCAGAGACCTAACATCCCTGGCATCTCAATCCCTATAAAATGGTATCCAATATCTTCTTAACCCTATCCTTCCCTAAGACCCTCCTACCATTCCTTATCTCATAGAAGAAAGTATAATACATCTCAAGTTCTTCCATCCAAATTCTATCCCCTCCCTCCAATAATGGTTCTATTCTCATCATATCCTCAGGATTAATCCATAACCGATACCAAACCCTATTATCTTCAGAACATCTTAGGATTCTCTTATTAGGTTTATCACTTATCACTTTAACCTTTACCATACTGATTAAACATTTCTTGATTCAACCTAAATCCAGGCCTAGATATAATCATCCTTTGGATATCATGTATCTTAATTGCCATCTCATCCTTTTCCATTGGATGGTTGATAGGTAATTCTAAAAACCTATTCCAAATTTCCTCAGTAAGTCTAAGGATTGCCTCTTCCTCTTGGGTAAACTTACCCAAGTTAATATCATCTTCTATTACTCCCTTGGTAATTACTGTACCTATTACAGTATCCTTACCGATGTTAATATCTTCCATAACTTAATAAATTATAGGTTCATCTTCTGTAATGGGAGGGAGCTTTGGTTCTCCCTCTCTTTTAATTCTCTCTAAATCTTCCAGGGCACACTCTAGTATTTTAATACGTTCAGCATTATATTCTTTAGATACTGGAAACCAAAATGCTGTATGGAACAGGTATTTGTATCCCTTTAACCTTTTCATAGGTACCCTAAAATATATTCTGCCATTTACATCAAGAGTATCATCCTTAATACTTTCGATTATGTGATGGGAATAACCAAAGTATACATGGGTAAGGTTAAACCTTTGTGGAGTAAACCAGGGTTTAATTACTTCTTGCCATAAGTATGTACCATCATTAGAAAGATTGAACTCTATATTAATGGTTCTACTCACCTCTATCAAGTCAACACATAATCCTCTTGGAGAATTTGGTATATTAATCCTTCTATCCCGAACTGTCTCAAGGACATTCTTTACTGGTAAGTAATAATTTCTTATCCTTTCTTCGATTACCTTATTCTCTTTGGAATTATAATCGATTGCAGTGAACGTAGGCTCTTCCATTCTTCTCTAATTTTCTTTCAAACCATTGGCAGGTAATACATCTTGGGCTTCCCACCATTACTTCTGTCTCTCCCTTGATTACTGGGCAAGGATTGGTAAGCTTCTTTTGCCTACCTACCTTCTTCGTTGTTATTTCTCTGTTCATAGTTATTAAAATATGTGATTAGTAAATATATCGGAAATAGAGGCATGATTAACCAGATAGTTAGGAAAAAGAACCCCACCCTTTTCATTGGGTGGGATGAGGTAATTACTCTGGTCATAAACCATGCAGGTATAAAACATATGGCATATATAATGCCTAAGATTATCCAGGTTATCATTGTTCAAAGTACTTATTTACGATTTTGGATATCTTCTTATCTAACTCTACAATTAGTTCGCTGAACTCTTTGTCCTTCATATCTTTTATCTTGGCTTCGATAAATTCCAGGTTTCTCTTAATAGAGAAATAAGATTTGAAGGCTTGGTAATCCAATTCAGATTTATCTGTTAGAGGTAATATCATACTTGATTTACCATCTAACCTTGTATAGAATCCATCGGGTCCCAGGGTTCTTGATACCTTTACTTTGTTACTCAGTACTGCAAACCCACCTTTCTTATCGATAGATTCTACAGTTACTTTCTCCATAAGAGTTTTGCCGTCAGAGAAAATGACTTCTTCACCCTCCTTTAGCTTTTTGGTTTCTTTGTTCTTTTTCATATCTTTATTATTAAATTGTTTATGCAAATATACAAAATTAATCTGATTTAATGCAATTATTAATCATTATTTTTAAATCTGCTGCGGTAAAGGATTTCCTGTTAAGTAAGTTATCCAATTGTTCTGGAGTTAGAATTATACCATTTGGAGTAAAAAGTTCTCTTAAGTGTGCCGGAATTATTCCCTGGAATCCCCAATTATTATATGAACCTATATACAATTTATTATTTACCATTGCAGCAATATATTTCTTGGTTGAACCTAATGACTCTCTTCTAAAGGTAGCGACTTCTAACCAAATCTTATTTAAGTGAATAGAATAATGCTGAAAATAGGGTGTAACTAAGGGAATCATTTCATAATTAGAATCCTCTATCAAAGTTTTATCTGATTCAAGGACTCTATGCCAAAAAGCACATCGAAAACAAAGTTGTTTTTCCTTCATTAATTGAGGTACTGTTTTGGCTAAATCGTAATCATCCAAATCTAATGGTGAATTACATAGGTGACATGTGAGTTTCTCTTCCATATTATTATAAATTTTTATATAAGATAATAGAACTCCTAACTATCATCCAGATAAGGTATACGCAATACTTTCTTTTCTTTAATGAACTTTAAAATATAACGTTATGGATAAGTTAACTAATGAAATGATTGTGGCTCTGGCCAATGGTTTAGGACTGGAGCCAGCTCTTTTAAAGGCAATACAACTGGTTGAAGGAGCAGGTAGAGATGGATTTCTAGTAGATGGTAGACCTCAAATTCTGTTTGAAGGTCACATTATGTACAAAGAAATCAAAAATAAGTTCGGTTTAGACAAGTCAGTAGCTGCTCAAAAGAGTTACCCTACGATTTGTTTCCCAAAATGGGATAAATCGAAGTACTTAGGAGGAGCAAGTGAGTACAAAAGACTCGAAATTGCCAAGAAAATCGACGAAGAATGTGCTTTGAAGTCAGCTTCTTGGGGAATGTTTCAGATTATGGGCTTCAATCACCTCTATTGTGGCTGTAAAGACGTCTTCGAATTCGTGAAAAAGATGCAAGAATCTCATGCAAGTCAGCTAAAACTCATGTATTACTACATGAATAACACTAGTTGCTTGAAAAATCTGAAGGAACATGACTGGGCAGGCTTTGCTCGGAAGTATAATGGTCCTGGTTATGCTGAAAATGCCTATGACCAGAAGTTAAAAAACGCTTACGAAAACTTTAAAAACAAGATATAATGAAGGTAATCTACAACAAATTCATCCCTTTCAAGGGATACAAGGCAATGAACCTATTCGGAATTGTCTTTGTGAGAAAAGGTGCTAAGTTTGATACCTATGATTACAATCATGAGCACATTCATCTCAAACAAATGCAAGAGATGTTGTGGATATTCTACTACTTATGGTATGCAATCGAGTACCTAATCATCAGGTTCTTTGCTAAGTGGAACAAACAAAGCGAAAGATACCATGATGTAAGCTTCGAAGAGGAAGCCCATAATAATGACCACGACCTGGAATATATCAGGAAACGTAAACATTATTCCTGGGTTAAGTATGTAAAACTTAGAAGCTACAAGAAATAGGTCTTTTTAATTACATAATCTTTTCCCGTTACAATTGACCGAGCTTTAGTCTTACTTATTTTAAATTTTTGGGCTAAGTATCTTGAGGTAGTATTGGGATGTCTCAACTTATATCTATATACTCTAAGCCTTAATCTATCAGAGTAAACTCTAGCTCGGCCATCAGTTTGTTTTTGTGCATTATTTTCAGAAACTGTACCCCAATATAGATTTTTATAATGATTGTTACAAGGGTTATTGTCTTTATGACATACACAATTTTTATTATCTGGATTGGGAACCCAAGCTAAAGCCACTAATCTTGCCAGAGTTTGTCTGGAGTTACGTTTTCTACTTCTAACTCTAACACTAACGGTGGGCTTAATATAGGTTCCCTTTCTTTTTGAGTTAGTTCTATAACCTACTTTAAGCTCTTTTAGAGTATTATTAGATTGGATTTTAAAAGCTTTACCTTCTTTAGTAACATATAAGTTACAAAAACCGGGTACATTACATTGAACTAAATTTTTCATATATGAATATATTAGGTGTTTCAGCTGCCCAAGGGGCGTTATTATTTCCATTTTTACATAGTAAGAAATATAAAATACTAGCCAATATTGAACCAAGAGGAGTATTTCATACTAGTTGCGAGAGTCAATGGAAGTTAAACTTTGGGGATATACCCTTTTATAAGGGATTTTGTTTACAAGAATTTGATGAGAAAGTAGATATTGTGGTTGCTTCCCCAGATTGCGGGATAGCTTCAGTAATGAGGTTATCTAAAGTAAAGGAATTGGGTAACCCTAAGGATAACAGGAGTTTAAATCTAGTAACTGCTGCAATATTAGAATATAAGCCTAAGATTTTTCTTATTGAAAATCTTCCTCGTTTGCTATCTTTGCTTCCTTATGAGTTCTTTAATTTAACCTTTAAGGACTATAAACTTATTTTTCATGAAAGGTCAGTTTCTGACTATGGGAACTCTCAAGTATCAAGGAAACGTTTAGTTATCGTTGGAGTGCATAAGAAAGCCGGTAAGAAATACTTGAATGCTTTTAATGAAGTATTCCAAGTAAAAACTCCAACAATTACTAGAGAATTGCTCTTTGAGTCTCCTTACGGGAGTAATTATAACATTCCAATTGAAAAGACTTTGGCGATGTATGATTATCGAAAGCTTCCTGCAAAGAAGAATCTAACCGTTAGAAAGATTCAGTTATTGTGGAATAGTGACTTCAAGAATGAAAAGAAATGGCCCATAAAGACTGCTAAGATGAGTACTCTCCCAGGAGTGTATCGATTAGAGTTAGATAAAGCTCCTCTAACTTTAAGACCTGCTGATAGACAGTTCCGACCTGATGGTTACCCTCTTGGGATTTTGGATTTCAAGGCAATTATGGGATTTCCTAAAGCCTACAAGATTTTCATGGATGAAGGCAATTACCTTTACTGGCTTAACAAGGCAAGGTATACCATTGCCAAGGGTTCGGTATATGAGGTAGGGATTTGGTTCAAAAAATGTTTAAAGACCATATCTTAAACAATTTTCGGTGTCTAAGCTTTAGCTTAGATATGCGTATGCGAAAAATATATAAATATAATATACTACGTATATATTTATATATTTTTATGTATGTACGTATAGGATGATATCGATAGAGGAAGACAAAAACCTTTACAAACAATTCGATTCGCTTTGCTCATCGAAAGATATTGCTGAGACTCAGCAATATCAGAAGAATGTTGTTAATTAAACCTTGTGACATGAAATCAGATTTTAAAAACCAGTGGAAGAATGTAGTGTTCCTTCTGCTACTAGGATTTACTATTTACCTTTGCTTCAGGAATTACAAATTGAATTCGTATATCAGTCAACTTCCTGATTCATCGGTCATTGGCATTCCTGATACAATCAAACTGAAAGAAGAGTTTAAGCCCCAAAAACCTTTTTCCCAGTTAATTGAACCAAGTAGAATCCTTCTCTACGATTTTTATAGAAACAGCAATAGAATGACTAAATCCCCAAGTTCCGATTCAACGGCGGTTGATTCTGACAATTCGGTAAAAGTCAGTAAGAAGGATTCTCTGGTTCAGTTTACTCTAGACAACAATAAGTTAAATATCAGTCTGTTCAATAAGGAGACAGATTCTTATTCAACTAGAATGTTTAATCTAGACCCAGGGAATTACAAATATAACTGGTATGAGGGACAATTAACTCAGAAGAAAATTCGGAGACTTAGTCTTAGTCCTTATGTCTACGGTAAGTACAGACCCTTTAATCAACTGTTCGATATTGGAACTGGCCTTACAATCAAGACTACGAATTTTAATTACAAACTCGGAGTTAATGCTTTCTGTTATCCGAAATACTTTTCAGGTATAAAAGCTGACTTAGAGTTTTCAATTCAATATAACTTTTGATATGGCGAAAAAGATAATCACAGAAAATCACACTTCCCTTAACCGGGAGGAATTAGCAACCCTTGCAAAGGTTTCTAATGATGTTTTCTATTTCAGTCTTTTCACCTATGTGATACACCCAATGAGGGGAAAAGTTAGATTCGAACTTTATCCATACCAAAAATCGGTACTGTATAATTTCGTTAAAGAACGTTTCAATATCCTGCTTAAGTTCCGACAGGCTGGTATTACAGAGCTTATTTCTATGTACTGCCTTTGGTTAGCAATGTATCATCCTAACAAGAAGATTAACATTATCTCAATCAAAGACACAACTGCTAAGAAAGTACTTAAGAAGATTAAGTTCATGTACAAGAACCTGCCATGGTATTTACAAACACCGATTATTAATGGTAGAGCTGGAGAATATGGTTCTGCATCTATGATAGAATTTGACAATGGTTCTTTCATAGAATCTATCCCTACATCTTCGGAAGCCGGTCGTTCAGAATCTCTTTCCCTATTGGTTATTGATGAAGCAGCAGTAGTAAGATGGGCAGCTCAGATTTGGGCAGCCGCTTTCCCCACCTTATCAACAGGTGGGGCTGCTATCATCAATTCTACTCCTTATGGAGTTGGTAATTTCTACCACTCTACTTGGGTAGATGCTATTGCCGGAGGAAATCCATTTAATCCACTTCGATTGTATTGGCAAATGCACCCAGAACGAGATATTAATTGGTACAATGAAATGTCTTCTGCTTTGGGAACCAAAAGAACTGCACAAGAAATTGATGGTGACTTCTTATCATCTGGAAATACAGTCTTCGACCTGTCTGATATCAAGGCAATCGAAGACTGCCTTAGTGATTATCCCTGTATTAAGAAAAGGTTTAATGGTCAGTACAGACAATTCTGCGAACCAGAAGATAACAAGGAATACTTTATTGGTGCCGACGTTTCTACTGGTAGAGCAACTGACTACTCTGCTTTTACTTGCATGGATAAAGCTGGAGAAGAACAAGCAGTATTCAAAGGCAGGCTATCAGTAGATAAGTATGCCAGACTACTTGGAGATACCGGTCAATTATTTAACTTTGCAACTCTTGCTCCGGAATCAAATGATGTTGGATTGGCAGTAACCTCTAAACTTCAAGATGAAGGTTATCCTAAACTGTATTACTACCAAAAGATGCTTAAGAAGAAAGGTAAATCTAGACCCGAGATGGATAAATCTCCTGGATGGTTAACTACTCAAAAGAATCGTTCAGTAATCGTTGAAGGCTTAGAACAAGATATACGAGAAGATAATATCACTTGTAAAGACCCATTCTTTGTTCAAGAAGCATATACCTTCATATATGATGGTTTGGGTAGGCCAGTTGCAATGGGTAAGCATAGAGCTAACAATTCAGCAGTAGATGTAGACCTTGAAGGTGATGTCTATTCTGATGACTCCATATTTGGTAAAGCTATATGTAATCACATAAGGAAAGGAAAAACTAACGTAATTGTACAACCAAAATGAAAAAGAAGTTCAACTTTAATTGGAGTTGGGGAAGAAAGAAGGACCCACCTCCAGAACCCTACAAAGAGGAGAAGAAATCAAAACCTTCTACTATCTCTCCTGGTAGAGTTTCAGTCGATGAAGATGAATCTCTTATCAGTTCATTAAAGGGTATTACTGCAATGGTAGACCCTTCTTTTCGTGTTGAAGTAATACCTCTAATTCGAGATTTATATAAAGTAAATCCGGATATGGGCATTGCTTTGCAGGATATGTTTAAGTTAACCAATACTGGTCATACTGTAACATTCCCTAACAATACGGATGATGAAGCAGATAAGATGAGGAAACATCTGGCTGAGAAAACCAAGAAATGGTCAAGGTATACTGCTGGAATAGATGGCTTGGTTAACAAGATGATTGTACAATGTCTTGTTGGCGGAGCTATTTCTGTTGAGGGAGTTCCCGATGAAAAGCTGGAAGGTTTGGATACTATCCTATTCCTTAGACCCGAGAACATTGTATTCAAAAGGGAAAACAATGGAGTATATTCTCCTTATCAAAGGAATAAGAATTACTTCATAAAGCACCAGGATTACATTAAGCTTAACCCAGAGACTTATGTATATGCTGCAATGTATAATGATACCGATGAACCATACGGAATACCACCGTTCATGGCAGCATTGGATTCATTGAAAGGACAACATGATATGAGGGTAAACTTTAAACATATCATGGAAGTCTGCGGTATGGTAGGATTCTTGGAAGCTAAGATGGCTAAACCTGACCAATCTGGTAATGAAAGTGTAAGGCAATATGAAGCTAGACTAGAAAGAAACCTAAGAGACCTAAAAAGAAATCTTAGGGATGGTATGAAAGATGGAATTGTAACGGGTTACATTGATGACCATGAGTTTAAGCTTAACTCTACCACTAAGGAATTAGGTAACATCAAGGAACCCTGGAACATGAATCAGCAATCAGTTGCCAATGGTTTGGGAGTTAATGGTAATCTTATCGGAGTTAGTTCAACAACTGGTGAGGGAGCAACGGGAATAATGCTCTCTAAATTAATCAGCCAGTTAAAGAATCTACAAATGCTTGTAACTTATGTATTAGATTTTCTTTATTCTCTAGAACTGCGTCTGGCAGGATTTAATAACAAGGGAATAAAGATTCAATGGGGGACTTCAACTATCTCGGATGAAGTTAAAGTTCAACAAGGTCTTCAATACAAGATACAGAATTTGGATTTGTTGTACAAAGCTGGTATCATTAGCCAAGACCAATATGCTTGGGCAATGGGGTATGATTCTCCTGATGAGGATGAACCAAGAGTTTCACTTGAAGACCAGTTTGCTAAAGGTGGTAATTTAGACCCTCAAGAGGGTACTAAGAAGAAACAAAGGCAGAACGATAAGAATCAATCTGCTCGTAGGTCAAGAGATAAAATTAACCCGGCTCCTTCTCGAGGAGACCAAAATACTAAAGCAAGATGAGTAAATTTACAACGAAAAACAAAGAGCATCTTGATTCTATGGTGATTGGGCAAGGTCATACTATAATGGCTGGGTATATCCCAGAATCAGTAGGAGCCCAAGCCTTCTCCGAGAATTATTATAAATGGAAGACTCCAACACCTGACACAATTGCTCAATTTGGATTTTGGGGAGGTGATATAGATTACAATACTTATTATCCTAACCTTGATAAATCTGAACTTACTCCTAAGGACGAAGAATTTATCGAACCGATGTTTAGATTACTTTCAGAAACGATTGTATCTAAAAATTGGAATCCTACTGACTTTAGTCAAAATGGAGTACTAAAGGCATCAATGAAAATGTTACTTGGTCAAACCGTAAACTGCGACCATGAAACAAACATTGGTAATGCAATCGGGGCTGTATCTCAAGTGATGTGGCAAGAATCTTATAAGGATGGACACTTTACCATTCCTGCAGGTATCAATGGTATTCTGAAGATTGATGGTAAGGCAAACCCGAGAATTGCTAGAGGAATCCTTATGGAGCCCCCTTCAATTCACAGTAACTCAGTAACTGTACAATTCAAGTGGGATAAATCTCATCCAGGAATGGAAGATGGTGAATTCTACCAGAAGCTTGGTACCTATGATTCTAAGGGAGAGATGGTACGTAGAATAGTTACTGAGGTAGTTCGTTATTTGGAAACTTCATTAGTATCCCATGGTGCTGATTCATTTGCTCAAAAGATTGGTTCAGATGGTAAAATTGTTAATCCTACTTTTGCAAAAAGAACCTGGGCTTCTTATGAGGAATATAGGGATGACAAGTCTAAACAGTACTTCTTTACTGACTACAAAACAGATCTCTCGGAGTTTCAAGAAAAGGACGATACTCAGGGTTCTTTAATTGATAACCAAGAAAACCAAAATAATAATAAAGAGAATATGAACAAAGAATTGCAAGAATTTCTTGAAAAGCTTTTCGGGGATAACATGCTATCCCTTGCAGAAGGCAAAGAGATGACTCAGGAAGAAGTTATCTCATGTATTCAAAGCTTGGTATCATCCAAAAACAGTCTTCAGACTACGGTTGATAATCTGACTACAGAGAAATCTTCTCTCACTGAACAGATTACTAATCTGAATGCTGAAGTAGCAAACTTGAAGGAAATGGCAACAGTAGGAAAGAATCACATTGCTTCTCTCCGTGAAAATGCCGTAGGTACTTATAAGAAGTTGATGGGTGACAAAGCCGATGAAACTATCATCACAATGTTGAATGCCGAAACTACCGGCATGGTTACTTTGATTTCTCTCCAGAAAGACTATCAGGCTCGTTTGGAAGAAAAGTTCCCAATGGTATGCGCAAGCTGTGGTTCTCACGATGTAAGCCGTGCTTCTTCAGCTCAGGAATCTGAAGATAAATCAGGAACTAAGACTGAGGATAAATCTAAATTCGTAGAGAAATCTACTTCCGATGTTCTTGATGACATCTACAAGAGTAAGTTCAAATAAAGAAATAATCGATAAATATCACTGTTATGACGAAAATCGTAAACAAAGACCAAGCAATGACTCTCTTTGGGGAAAAAACTCCAAGAGCGGTGATTTACAAAAGTGAATCCCACAAATTGCACCAAGCCTTCAATGTAAAAGAAGGAGAAACAATCGTTCAGGGTATGCCGGTGGCAATTGATGAAACTGGCCTCATATTCCCTTTTAAAGATGCTGCTACTGAAGTATATTTGGGAGTTGCTGTTACTGATAACATCAATCCGGCTTACCGTGCCCAGCATAACTTCCCTGTAGAAGTTACAGTTGCCATGGAAGGTTACATGATTTGTAATTGGGTATCAAATGCTACTCTCACTGCTGGTTATGTAATCCCTTCTGGAGATTTGCTAAATGACCGTTTTGTAAAAGCAAACCAGGGAACCTCAACTCCTTTCATTGCTCTTACTCCGGCAGACGAAGCAAACGAGTTAATCCAAGTACTTATTAAATAAGAAGAAAAATACATTATGGAAAAAGTTGATATTTCAAAACTGAAGAAGGAAGACTTTATCAAAGAACTTCCTCAAATGGTAAGTCAGCTGGATGCTTTCCGTCAGGGAGCCCAGAATAAAAAGCCGGTAGAAGTTACCCTGGGTGAACTTGCTACAGGTAAGTGGGGAATCACAGAAGATGAATTGTTCGAAAAGGTTGGTATCAATCCGAAAATCGATACAATGGAAAACATCTTCACAATGCCTCAGCAAGATGTTCGTTGGATTGTTCCGGAAATTATTCGTTCTGCCATTACTTTGGGTATGCGCCAAGCTCCGTTTTATCCGGAGATTATTGCATCTGACCAGTCTATCAATGGACTGACTGCTATCATGCCGATGATTAACATGTCCGATGCTGCACCGGCTAAGGTTAACGAGGCAGAAACAATTCCATTGGGAGATGTAAGCTTCGGACAGAAATCAGTTTCTCTGTTCAAAATCGGTAAAGGTTTTAAACTTACTGATGAAGTTCGTAACTACGTTTCTCTTGATGTATTGGCAATCTACCTTCGTGACTTCGGTGTTCAGCTAGGTTATGCAATGGATACCCTGGCAATGGACGTTGTTATCAATGGTAACAAACCTGATGGTTCTGAATCTGCTCCGATTATCGGTGTATATGAAACAACCAACGGTATCACATATAAGGACCTTCTCCATATTTGGGTACGTGCTGCTCGTATGGGACGTAACTTTACTACAATGATTGGTGGAGAAGACCAAGCTATCGAAATGTTGAACCTGCCTGAGTTTAAAGACCGTCATTCAGGTACTACTGAAGCTACACTCAACATCAAGTCTCCGGTACCTAAGAATGCCAACTTCTACATCCATCCGGGAACTCCTGACCAAGGCCTTCTGCTGATTGATACATCGGCTGCCTTGATTAAGCTTACTGCTAAGCAGTTGATGTTGGAATCTGAAAGAATCGTTTCCAATCAGACTCAAGCAATCTATGCAAGCTTGACTACTGGCTTTTCTAAGATGTATCAGGATGCTGCACTCATCTTGTCTGCAGATAAGAAGTTCTCTGAAGCTGGATTCCCGGACTTCATGAACATAGACCCGTACTTGATGGTTAACCTAGAGTAAAGCCACCTGGTTTTATTTTACACAGTTCTAATTTCGAATGGGATAGGGTCCTCGCAAAACCCTATCCCTATTTTTAAAACATCTAAAAACTTAGTAGATTATGAGTGAAAAAATAAAAGTAACTGTAGGGGCCAAAGCTTACAGTTTTCATGACCAGTCAACTGGTATCACTATCGCAAGAGGAGAAGAAAGAGAACTTACTCCCCGTCAATTTGGTTCAAAGAAAATCCAAATGGCTTTGAACTCGGGACATCTTCGGATGATTGCTGACAAAAACAAAGTAGAGAAATATTCGGCTAACGATTTGGACAAGCTGGAAAAGAAACTGACGGCTCAGTTTGAAAAGGGTATGGAAGTTGCAAAGATTGCAAAGGCCTATACTCTGGAAGAACTTACTCTCATTGCTGCTCGCCACGAAATCGTAGCCGAGAAGAATGATACTCCGGTAACCCTGGTTCAGGCATTGCTGGAAGAGTTCGAAGAACAATCTAAATAATTCATCATGGAAAATCTAGACTTCGTAGCTACTACGAATGGTCTGGAAGTTTCATTTAGAGTACTAAGCAAAGTCCCAGCCAAGGCCATTTTTGACTGGGACTTTGGTGATGATAAGGGGTCCGCTTACGATGTTAAGCAACCAACTTACACTTATGAAAAGTCCGGATTTTATACAGTAGCACTGAATATCACGAACTCCGATGGACTTAATCTTTCTGCTACCAAATTAGTAATTGTAAATACAGAGGCTGTTACTACATTAACGGACAGTATATATAACCTTATTAATTATTTCATTCCTTCAGAAATCTCCGATGGTATGACCATAGAGGAGAAGGAGATGTACATAACTAAATGGCAATTATATATCCAACCACTAGTAAATCATTGTATTCCTTTGGATAAATATAATGATGAATTAATGTACGAAGCTCTAGAAAACCAATTAATAATGGAATTGGCAGCCTGGGATTATCTAAATGTCAAGCTCCTTAATTTATTAACGAGTACCGGAGAATACCTTAGTCAACTAACATCAACCAAAGAACAAGCGGGAGATGGTAGTTCGAAACCAGAACTTACCCGAGGTGATAGGATTAAACAAATCACTACTGGGCCTACTGAAGTACAGTACTATGATATGCTTTCAGATTCAACATCTTCATTATGGAAAACATTCTCACAAGCTTTGCAACCTGGAGGTGTCATAGACGAATTAAAACAAAGACTTTGTATGTTAGCTACAAGATTGGAAATCTACTTACCATTCTGTGCACCAGTTAGTAAGTTAGTAGTTCCTCGAGTAGTTGACAGAAGAAGACCTGGTATATTAGATGGACCTAATCCAAGTGTACCAGTAAAAAGAAACGGTAGAACCTTAATCAAGAAAAGATGACCAAGACTCCTCATAGAATGGTAAAGAATCGTTCTTGGGATAGATACAAGAAGATTATCAATGACTTCTTGGACATAGATGCTGGAAGGCAAACTATAACTTGGGCAAAGAATGTAAATCAACTCCTAAGTCATGGAGAAGATTATATCCCTAAATATTATAATATACCCATCGAGGCTCTCTGTTATTACAATGCCTTTCGAAACTGGCCTATCAATAAAGCCACCATCACGGGAGAACTCGATGATGAGAATCTATCCATACTAGTTACAAAATCCTATATAGAAAACCTGGGACATCTAACTCCAGAAGGTTATTGGGATTTTAACTGGTCTGAGGATAGGTTCGTAATTAACGGTATTACTTATAAACCTGCAGGAGATACACAAGTTGCCCAGGCCAAAGATGAAGCATTGGTGTTCATGGTCATTCTCAAGAGAGATAGAGATACTAAAATCGAATTTGTAGAATAAAAATGAACGTATATGGCAAAGATGTTACAATTACGATGGACTCGAATTGAAACCCAAAATGGGATTTGGTTCGACAGTAATATGGTAATCCTGAATGGTGTATGCGGAATACATGTTGAAATGAAAGGGCAAGGAAATGATATTACAGCCATGCAATCCATGACTGGTGATAAATACGTTTCTTGCTTTCAAGATTATTTCGGAGACCTTTGGGATAAGATAATACCTCATCCAGGTATTGGGCAAACTATGAAGTTCAGAGTCAACAGATTACCAGATTATGCAATAATCAGGGGTGATGTTGAGGATGGCGGGGATGTAGACCCCGATAATCCAGAAATACCAATGAATACCTTCTGTGGTTCAGAAGGAGAACCATTCAGAGGTAGTGATACTGAACTGTTCTTGGGTAAACAAATGATTAATTAACCCTTAAATATATAAACCTATATGTACGTAAGTAAATATTACACCTGCGAGGAAATTGACCAGCGGTTGTTACAAGGTTACTATGATGACTTAGTGACTGCTGGTTTTGCTGGAACTCTTAATGAATTCTGGGCCTTCATTCTCTCTATCAAGAACAAGGTTGATAAGAGAGAGGGATATGACTTATCGAAAAACGATTTTACCGACGAACTGAAAAGAAAGTTGGATGGAATCGAAGAGAAAGCCAATTACATCACAAAAGTTTCTCAGTTGGAAAATGATTCTAAGTTTCAGACTGAAGAACAAGTTAAGAAAACGATTGATGATTTGGTTGACGGTGCTGGTGATGCTCTAGATACTCTTAAAGAGTTGGCAGAAGCATTAGGAAATGACCCCAACTTTGCAACCAATATCACAAATAAACTTACCGACCTTCGTAATGATTTGACTGCTGAGGTTAATCGGGCAAAAGAAAAAGAAGCCGAACTCGGTTCTCAAATTACATCAGTAAACAATGCTCTGCTTAAAGCAGTGGATTTACTCAATGATAAGATTGATAATATCCGTATTGCTTTGGTAGATAAAATCGATAAGCTGGAAGCTAAGGTTGATAAGAACACTGCCGACATTGCCGACTTGCGTAATGAAACTACTGGTTCATTGGCAGATGCCAAAGCTTATGCTAAGGACCTGGTAGATAAAGAGGCAGAGGCTCGTAAGGTCGGGGATGATAAACTGGTAGAAGATATGCACCAGATGACCACTCTCCATATTCAAGACAAGGCAGAACTTACTCAGAAGATTGCCGAAGAGGCTCAATTAAGAGAAAACCAAGATGCAAGAATCCGGGCAAGTCTTATTGAAGAAATCTCTACTCGTCAATCTGGTGATGCAGCTCTTGAAAGTAAACTTGCCGAAGAGGTTACCAATCGTAAGGCTGCAGATGAAACTTTGCAGAATGGTTTGACTAAAGAGGTTGCCGACAGAGCTAATGCCGATAACACTCTTCAGAATAATATAGACAAAGAAGCTCAAGCAAGAGAATCTGGAGACCAAGTTCTTAAAGGACAAATTGATTCAGAGGCAGCAACCCGTACTGCTCAGGACCAAATCCTTGACCAAAAAATTACTGCTCTATCTGAAAGAACTAATGCCGATAAGGGTGAAGTACTTGCTGCTGTAGAAGCAGAGAAGGAAGCTCGTATTGCAGGAGACAATGCCCTTAAAGAAAGTAAGGTAGATAAGAGAGAAGGTTATGCCCTGTCTAAGAATGACTTTACCGATATCTTACTTCAGAAGTTGAATGGTATTGAGGAGCATGCCAATTATATTACCCAGGTATCACAATTGGTAAATGATGCTGGGTATCAAACAGAAGCCGATGTAGAGGCTGCAATCGAAAAGATTATTGGTTCTGCACCAGAAGTACTTGATACTCTGGAAGAGATTGCCAGAGCATTAGGCGATGACCCTAATTTCGCTACAACTATCACCAAAAAGTTAGCAGCAATCACAGAGAAGGTAAATCAAGAAGTAGAGGACAGAACTGCTGCAGATGCTGCTCTCCAGGTAAATATTGATAAAGAAGTAGTTGAACGTAAAGAAGCTGATGCTGCTCTTAAGACAGAACTTAAGGAATATGTAGATGCTCAGACTTCTATCGGTGATACTGCCTTGAATGTAGTTAAGGATAATCTGGCTAAGGAAATCCAAGACCGTAAAGATGCTGATGCAACCCTGCAAGCTAATATCGATAAGGAAGTTAACGATAGAAAAGCTGCAGATGCAGTACATACTGCTGACCTTGCAACTCTTAATCAGCGAGTATCCGATTTGGCTTTATCTATCAAAGATGCTATCAATACGGTTAAAAATGAACTCACTGCTCAGGTAAATGCTAATACTACTGCCATTGCTACCAATGCAGCTAACATTCAAAAGAATTCTGAAGCAATCACTGCTGTAACCAAAACTGTAGGTGATAACTACAAAGAGGTTAAGGATATGATTAATGAGGAAATCGTAGACCGTACTAACGGTGACAGTAACCTCAGTTCTCGTATTGATACTACCAATATTGCTCTGGGTACAGAACAAGCAGAACGGAAAGCTGCAGACCAAATCCTTCAAGTAAACCTTGATAAGGAAGTGGGAGACCGTAAGTCGGCAGATGCTGCATTGGAAACTGCTATAAACGGTAAGATTCAAACTTTAACGGCTGAAGTTGGTGGGCAATTAGGTATCCTTACTAATAAGATTAATGAAGAGATAGATAACAGAGGCGGTGCCGACCTTTTATTAGAAAATAAGATTGATTCCTTGAAGACAGAATCTACTGAGAAAGTAGATGAACTCAAAACTAAGGTTGAGGCAAATACTGCTGCTATCCAGGTAGAGAAAGAAAGAGCTATTGCCAAAGAAGATGCTATTCAGGCAAACTTAAATACTGCTATTGCCAATCATAAAGACGAGGTAAATGCCTTAACTAAGGATATCTCAGATGAAGCTAATGCCCGTATTGCAGGTGATGCAGCACTTCAAGTAAATATTGATAAAGAGGTAACCGACCGTAAAAATGCCGATACCATTATTAATAATGCCATAGCCCAAGAAGTTTCTGACCGTACTACTGCCATCCAGGGATTGGATTCTAAGAAGGTAGACAAGGTAGATGGTAAAGTACTTTCTTCAAATGACTTCACAGATATTCTTTTGATGAAGTTGAATGGTGTAGCAGAACATGCTAACTATATCACTAAGGTATCAGAATTATTGAATGATTCCGGATTCCAAACTGCCGAAGAGGTAGAAGCTGCAATCCAGAAAATCATTGGCTCGGCTCCTGGTGTATTAGATACATTGGAAGAAATTGCTAAGGCTCTTGGTGATGACCCGAACTTTGCAACTACGATGACTCAGAAACTTACGGAGTTAACTGCAAAGATTGAAACTGAAACTCAGAATCGGGTATCCGGTGATGAAGCTTTGGAAACTAAGCTTACTACCTTGAGTACTACTCTTACCAAAACAGTAGAGGATTTAAGAACTTATGTTACTGAAACTCGTACTGAATTGTTGGCAAGAGCAAATAACCAAGATGCTCTTATTACTCAGAATGCTGCAAACATCCAGAGAAACTTGGAATTAATCCAGGGTATTCAGAATAATATTTCTGGTTCTTATCTGGAAGTTAAAGCTTTGCTTGAAAATGAGATTGCTGCACGTAAGGCAGAGATTGTTCGAGTAGAAGGCTTAATCAATGATACTAACCAGGCTCTTACTACAGAGACAGAGGAAAGAAAAGCTGCTGATAAAGAACTTCAGGATAACCTGGATGCTGAAGAAGCAGCAAGAACTGCAGCTGATACTGCCTTAGGAGTTCGTATTGATACCGAGATTGCAGAAAGAAAAGCTGCTGATAAAACTCTGCAAGATAATATTGATGCCGAGAAGTATGCAAGAACTCAAGAAGATACTCGTCTGAATGCTCGTATCGATAAAGAAGTTACAGACCGTACCAATGCCGACAATGAATTAGGTACTCGTATCGATAACGAAGAAGATGCAAGGGAAGCTGCAGATACTACTTTGCAGGATAATATCGATGCTGAAGAGACTGCCCGTACTGAAGCCGATACTACTTTGCAGGATAATATCGATAATACCAATGCTCATACTATCAATACTCACAGATTGGATTCAAATCCAGTATTGAATGGTACCGACATTAAGTTGGATGGCTATGAAAAGAATGCAGGTACTACTCCTACAGACTTGGATGTAAAGGTAACAGATACTGCTTCAGCCGCATTCGGTAAAGTACAGAAACGTATCGAAGTAGATAAGGCAGATGCCGATGATAAGATTACTAAGGTAAAAACTGCAGTGGGTCTTACAGAGGCCTTGGCATTGCCTTCTCTGGAAGATACTAATTACCTTTCAGAATCCTCAAACATTGTAGATGGCATGAAGGAATTGGATAAGCAAATTGCCGACGGTAGACATGATGAGGTTTGGGAAGTATTATATACTCAGTTTACCCAAATCTCTGGCTTTTCGGTAAGTCCTACAATTATTGAGAAAGGAGTTGATGCAGATATTACTATTCGTGGTAATAACCTATTCAACAGTAAACCGCTTGTTCCAGAAACTTTATCAGTTAAAAGAGGAACTACTGTTATAAACAGTACACCAATTGCTAGCTTAAATATTAAGGATACCCTTAATACTGAGGATGACCGTACTACTTATACTTTAAGTATTACAAGCAAGGGTGTAACTAAAACAGCAACTGCTAACGTAAATGCTTACTATCCTATGTACTTTGGACATTCTGCTAAGGCAGCATTAACCGGTGAAGATGTTTTGGGTCTTACCAAACAAGCAATAAAGAGTTCTCCTAACGGAACTTATAACATGACGGGAATTGCTGAAGGAGAATATGTATGGTTATGCGTACCTTCTAACTTCAGTATAACTAAGGTAACTTCTTCTGGATTTGGAGTTCCTATGGCTGCTGCAGCTACAGTAACTGTAGAAGGTAAAGGTTCATACAAATGCTACCGTACTGAAGGAGCTTTAAAAGCTGGTAATTTCAATTTTGTAATCGGATAAAAACTTATAACTATGGCAGAAATTCCTATATATGGTACTTTGGTAAATGCTACCACAGACCCTAAGATTGTAAATACTGACCAAGCTTGGGATAAAGAGCTTGGGAAGTATCAATCTGAAATCAATAAAGAAAGAGTTGAGGGCAATGATTCTCTGAAAACTCAGCTGGACACATTGAGCTCAAAAGTAGATAAAGAGATAACCGATAGAGGTTCAGCTGATACTGCATTGGGTGCAAAGATTGATAAAGAAATCCAAGACAGAACCACAGCTGATACTGCATTGAAAACTGAACTAACTGATAGTATTCAGGAAGTTCGGGATGACCTTGATACTTTTAAGGCAACCAAGGGTCAGGCCAATGGTCTAGCTTCTTTGGGTTCAGACGGTAAGGTACCCGCAGCTCAATTACCTTCTTATGTAGATGACGTAATTGATGTATATGCAACCTACGATGTATCACCAACTAACCAGATATCTAATATCAAATTGTATTCTGATGCTGCTCATGCTAATCCAGTAACTGGAGAAGCTGGTAAATCTTACAATGATATAACTGAAGGACATCCAGGATATCAATTCCGTTGGTCAGGTACTACTTGGGTACCAATTACTTCTGGAGGTTTAATCATTGGTGAGATATCTGGTACTGCTTATGATGGAGCTAAAGGTAAAACTACCGCAGATGAACTACAGGGTCTTAAGAATTTTAATCCTGTACGATTAGTCAGTATTACTACTGATGCTTCTAAAGGTACCTTAAATTATGAATCCGCAAATGGTACTGGTGTTAAAGGCTTAGATATCCTTGCTGCTTCATCTACTAAGGCTGGTGTTATGACTGCAGCAGATAAGGTTAAACTTGACACTACATTACCTAATCAAATTGCTGCCGAAACTGCTGCAAGGGAAGCTGCAATTTCGGGTGTTCAAGGAGAATTGGCTAATGATATAGCTCAGGAAGTAGTGGATAGAAACGAGGCTATTGCAACTGCTAAAGCTGAATTAACTACGGCTATCAATAAAGAAATATCCGATAGAAAGGCAGCCGATTCAGCTAATTTCAAAGAGCTAGAAGACGGAATGACTGCTGCTGTTGATAATCTAGAGGGAAGAATCCAGAATACTGATGGTAATCTGGCTAAAGAAGTCGAAAACCGAAAAGGTGAAATCAATAGAGTAGAAAAGTTAATCTCGGATGAAACTGCAACCAGAGCTCAAGCAGATACTAATGTAAATGCTAAGGTAGATTCTCATATTACTAACAAATCTAATCCCCATGGAGTAACCAAGGCTCAGGTAGGTTTGGGTAATGTTAACAATACGTCAGATACAGATAAACCAGTATCTACTGCTCAGGCAACTGCTATTGCAGATGCTAAGGCTGCAGGTACAAATGCACAAGCTAACTTAAATACCCATACTCAGAATAAATCTAATCCTCACAATGTAACCAGAGACCAGTTGGGAATGGGAACTAATTCTGAGATTGTATTTAAGAAAGTATCTGCTCCTTCTGGGTTATGGAAGGAATCCGATGAAAGACTTAAATCCTTCATCAAACCTTTGGAACATACTCTTGATGAGATTTGCTCTATACCTACCGATTCATTCATAATTCGAGGTAGTCATGATATAGGTACTATTGCTCAGGCAATCGAAAAACATTTCCCAGAATTAGTTTCTGAGAATACGGTTAAACCTGAAACTGTACCTAATCCCGAAGCCTTCGAAACAATCGAAAAGGATGGAGAAACCTATGTAGTGGTTAAAGAGGTAGATTATTCTAAGATGTCGGTTCTGGCAATCGAAGGTATCAAACTTCTGAAGGCAAGAATCGAAGAATTGGAAAAGAAACTTTTATTCACAAACTTGGATTAATATGGGAGAGATAGCAACTTGGAGTGCTGTCAAAACTAAAGTAGGCCTTGGTAAGGATTCAAATGAATGCCCTACCAAGGCTGAATTGTTAGCACTCTCTCCTACAGGAACGGGAGAAAATTATGTTGGCTTGGAAATATCCAATGCTAGTTCCTATGGAAACAATGAAACCGTACAGCTCAGCGATATTCATAAGGTAACTTATAAGTATACATTTACTGTAGATAGAACTACTTTAAGTTTTCCTGCTAGTGGAGGAGCTCCTTCTCCAAATCTATGGTTTGTTTTAGTTTCTAGAAAACAGAAATATGTAGATGGAGTAATATCTGGTAGTTATACTGAAGTAGGTTATACACAGACGGCTTATCCTGATTGGGTATCTTATAATCAAACTGTACCCCAATATGAAGCTAAAGAAAATACTGGATTAGTTGAAAGGTCAGCTAATATGACCTTTACTCAGAATGAATCGGGTAAACAAATAACAGTTCAATTTACTCAGGATGCAGGAGTTGAAACTTGGGAGTATACATTTACTGCAGGTAATACTGTATTAAACTTTCCTGCAGCAGGTGGAGCTAGTACTCCAAATTCAATAGGTATTACTTCTACTAAGCAAAGATACATTAATGGTAAATTATATGGTAGTCCAGTATCTGTAGGATACACTAGACAATCTGAAGAGGATTGGGAACATAATGTTCAGGGTAGTGGTTGGCAAGCCGATGAGAATAAATCCGAATCTTCTCGGAGTCGTACTGTAGATTATATTCAAGCTGAATCAGGTAAGAAGGTAACCATTACTTATAATCAGGCAGCAGGTGTAAAAAGTTATAATAATAACGTAGTAATTACTGAACCCGATTGGGAGAATTTAGATATCCCTGCTTCGGGTGGAGCATGGAATAGACCAGTATTAACTATTTCTCAAACCTGGGGATGGAATGGAGATGTTACTAATGGAGGAAACTATGAAGTTTCAGGTCCTTCTTATTATGATTTTGCGACTGGTGGAGTAACTAATAAACCTAGTTTAGGTACTACTCAAGCTAATAGAACTAAAGTAGCTGAAGTTAAGGTTTGGGTAAGTTTTAATAAAACTACTAATCAATTAGTACCTAAAGACTCCGATAATAGAACATCTTATTCAAAAAAGACTTATCAAGTATATCAGGCTGCTAACCAAATTGAAAGTACAACTCAAGGTGCATGGGAAGTTTCCATTTCTGCGAATCCCAGTACCTTTACCGAGCAAGGTGGTACCTCACAAATCTCTGCAAGTGCAAGGGCAAGTAGAACTAACCATTGGACTTCAGGTGCAACCAATGCAGCCTCAGATGCAACTGGTACTCCTACCCTAAGTATACCTACTGCAGTAACCGGATTCAGTTTATCTGGTACTACTTTAACAGTAGCCGAGAATGCTACACCTAATCAAAGAAGTGTAGTAGTAAGGGCAACTATGGATACCGTCTATAAAGAAGTTACGGTAACTCAAAGTGCATACTTAGTAGAATGGAGATATACATTAACTACTTCTACTCCAACGTTAAACTTTGATGCCTTAGGTACAACCAAATCTGGGACAATTAGTAGTTACCGTGAAAAGTATATTAATGGTTCTTTGGTAGAGGGTTCACTTGAAGGTGTTAATATCCAAGTTAAATCAACTTCTGCTGAAATACAAAGTGCTACTGCTGCTGTGGCTATTACCATGAAGGAAAATACTACAACTCAAGCTAGAACGGGTACAGTAGTATATGAGCAAGTAGGTTCAGGTAAAACTATAACTATTACTTGTAATCAAGCTGCAGGTACAATAACTCAGCAATGGGTATTAAGAGAAGTATCTGGATTCAATACTATTCCTGCTGTAGGAGGCCAGGTAGTAGCTTCTGTAGAGTCAGGATATTATGACGTTATAAATGGTACTCCAAAGACTTGGCATAATGAAGCTCCTGAGGTAGATACAAATCCTGGTTGGATTAGTTTAACTTCCGTAGAGTATGCCAACAATGGTTATTATACTGTAAAGGCAACGGGTATTTCTAATGGCTCCGAAAGTAGTAGGTCTGGTAAATTAACCTTAACCAATTCTCAAAAATCTTTGCAATTAGATATTGTTCAATCTGGTGCTAGTATTGGTTATAATTATTACTTTGAAGTTACTTCTGATTTTCCTTCTGTAGCTGCTGCAGGTGCAACTCCCAAGGCTGTAATTAAATCCAGAAGATATAGAGTTGTAAACGGAGTAGAAGAGTCTTCCTATAGTTTGGTAGAAACTTCAGTAATAAGTAAACCTAATTGGACTGGTACTTTATCTGCTAAGGTATCAAGTACTAGTGGTTCAGGAGCAGATTATGATGTTACTATACCCGTATATGAAAATACTGAAGCTAGTATACGAAGAGGTACAGTAGTATTACAACAGGGGGGTTCTGGTAAACAGCTTACTTTGAACCTTAATCAATTAGCTGCAAGTATTACTACTAGGGATTATATCAATTATGTAGAACCAATTCCAGATGGAATGTTTTCGGCTTTAGCTCAGAGTATAACTGTTACACTTCAATCTTATAGGGAAACCTTAATCAATGGTAAAGTAACGAGTAAAGTTGCTGTTCAACCTGATTTTGATTTGGATTCTACCGTTACCGATTGGGCTTCTGTAGATTTAATTGGTGGTAATCCTACCAATTACGAATATGATTTTGAGGTTTCTGTAAAAGAAAATACTACTAATCAAACTCGGTCTGGTAGTGTAATGTTTTATAATGGTGCTGCCGAAGTAGAGAATGCTTGGGCATTTACTCAAGATGCTGCAACAATCTCTACAAGGTATGAAATATCTTGGACTGCAAACTATAGTAATGGTACAGTAGAAGAGAATGTAACTGAAGTTGAATTAGAGGGTACTACTGGTATGGAGAATTCTGTAAGAATGGATTTACACATACTAGAATATACTTCTATCAATGGAGTAGAAGGTACTCCTACTTCTTGGGATTCTAGAACCATAGCTGAAAATAACTCGGCAATAGCTTCACCAAGTGGTCAGGTATCTGCTACTCTACAATCGGATTCTGAAAATGCCTTTATAGGTATTAGTAATTCTGTACAGAACTTATCAGAATATCCACGTACTCATACCATAACTTTATATAATCCTAAAGTTGTAATTAACGGTAAAGAGGTAGGAACAGTACCTACCATTACCTTATTGGTAAATCCAGTACCCTATCGGAGAATTTTCATATTTGGTTGGAAAGGGGCTGGTAATACTAATACTAATATAATTCTGAGTGGTGATATTATGAACAGTGATTCTGTTGCTAGTAGAGATATTCTTTCCTATGCAAGTTTACAAAGGAATAATGTAGAATTTGCTAAGAAATATATCAAACCTACTTTAATACCACCTTCAGGAGATTGGTTACAAGTAATTGATAATGGTCAGAATTCCGATAATTCCTATAACTATGCCATTAGAGCATTAACCGATAACGATGGAGAATCAGCTAGAAGTCAATCTGTAAGATTTGAACAACCCGGCAATGGTAATCAAACTCTCTATGCTTATGTTAGCCAAGACCCTAGAGATGAAGGATACCTGGGAGGGAGAGTAAATAATAACGGGCCTAGAACAATTAGATTAAATACCATAAAAGATGAAAATTGGGTTGGTAATACTGATATACGGTCAGGTAATTATTATGGGCTCGGTACATTAGCTCAAGATGCTATCACAATTGAAACCAATATATCAGTGGGTGGTACAGATAGTAGTACTTATACTCAACAAGTAGAATTAAGTAACTTAAAGTTTAGTAAAAGCGGTAGGCCTGTAACTATTAGTAATGACCCAAATCAAACTACTGATTACGAATATCAATGGGAATTATATCCTTCTGCTGGTGTTCCTGCTGGTTTTACAGTAAATATCAGTATGTTATCTAGTGATGGAGATAATGATGATGGTATTCGTTTAGATATAATAAAAAAGAATACTACTGTTTTTCCCATAGGAACCATAATTGGTACTTTAACTTTAACTCCTAAAGATCCGACTAAGTTACCAATCATTACTTGTGGTGTATATCATAGATATTTTACTTGATATAAATAAAACAATACTGCGGTATTTATATACGTATAGTCCTATATACAAAATTAATTAACCTATGTTTAACAATTTAAAACTAAAACGTTATGGAACTAAAATCCGGAGAAGGCACTGTAGTGGTAGCCGACAGAGACCGTTGTTGTAATGATGGTTGTAATAGAAACTCAGGCTGGGGCTCTGGTTGGGGTGCAGTTGGTGGAGCATTGGTAGGTGGTGGCTTTGGTGCTGCTGCAGTTTCCGTATGGGACAAAATCAATGACACTAAAGCTGACATTCAGAAAGTAGAATCTACAGTTCAAGAAGCAAAGGCAGGTATCTACAAAGATATCTCTGATGCAGCTCGTGGAGTTACTCAAGAAGTCAATGGTGTAGCAAAAGAGGTTGCCGGTGTTGGAAGAGAAGTTCTCAACAACCGTTTCACTACGGAAAGAGGACTTTGCGACCTTGGTTACAAAACTAATTCTGATATCCGGGATTCTCGTGACCAAATGGGAGCAGGATTCAACCGTGTTATGGACCGTCTTTGCAACATGAGCTTTGAACAACAGCAATGCTGCTGCGAAACTAAAGGCCTGATTAAAGAAGTAAAATCTGAATTGGCTCTTCAATTGGAACGTTGCTGCTGCGACATCAAGAATGGCCAACAGGAAATCAAGTGCCTCATCGAAAACACCGCTAAAGACCAGGAAATTGCTCGTCTTAACCGAGTAGTAGATGCTCAGAGAGACCAGAACATTATCCAGTCTGTAGTTGCCGCTCTTAAAACAACAACCACAACTCCGGCTTAATCGAGGCTGGAAATTTAAAAGAAAGGAGTGCATCTTACGGGGTGTACTCCTTTCTTCGTTTTAACACCTAAAAACTTAGAGAGATGGAAAAAGAAAAACTAACCGAATATCAGATACAGATATCTTTGCCGGCTCCTAATCAAGAGATTGCTCAAGAAGTAGCAAACAAAGCCCAAGCCCTTGTAGACCAGTTCGGATACTATCAATTCTTAAACTTGGTAGACTTCATGCAGAAGAATCCAGGTGCAGTATCATTCGGTTTAAATTTAATAAATAGGAGGTAATTATGGAAGAATTGATTTTTTCGAAACTACAAAAAGGTGATACATTGTATACCTTAGAAAGAGACAGACGTTCTATGTATCCAATCTTTGACAAAGCTACAGTAATCAGAGTTGGTGAAATTAAACCTATGTCTTCAGGCAATGATGGCAACTTTGTTTCAAGTATAGAAGTGGTAATCCAGGATTCAGTATCCTCACTTACAATCTTCTTACCTGTTCAAACTACGGAAGGTATTTATAATGGTGTATACTATACTACCGACCTTAAGAACATTGTTAATGAGGTAAATGTTCAAAGAACCAATGCCTTGAATGTTCTTAATAACCGGGATAAGTATGAAACTATCGTAACTGAATGCGATAATATCTTTAAGACAATTGAGGGTATGATTGCCCCCCAAGCTCCAGCTCAGGCTTACAAACCCGAAGAACTTGAAACATTTAAGATGGAGATAGACACTCGGCTATCAACCCAGGAGAATCTTCTCTTGCAAATTGCCCAAGAGTTGGGATTAAACAACAAAGAAAAGAAAGATGGCAAAAAAGGTTAACATAAATATATCACTCCCGATAGGAAGTGTTCAGATTTATGTAGACCCAAGGAAACAAATGCAAGCAGAAAAGTTGATTACTAGAACTCCCCAAATTATGCAAAGAGGTTATGATTTGGGTTCAAGGAAGTTCGGTAATCAACTTCTTCGTATTGTTAAGAGGAGCTTAAATACAGGAGTTCCTCCTCCAGGTTCCGGAGTATCTTGGCCACCTCATTCGGCTGCTACTCTTAAGAAGTATGGTTCTCATACTTTATTAAACCTTACTGGTCAATATGCAAGGTCAGTTACTATAGTGAACCGAAAAGACAGAACCTTTGTTGGTCTACCTCCTGGATTGAAAAAGACAACCTACTTTGGAAAGACTTCTCGTAAAACCCTTAATCAAATTGCTATCATATTAGAATACGGTAGTAGAGATGGTAACTTACCTGCTCGTGAATTATGGAGACCTGCTTATAAAGCTGCAGGTGGAGCTGATGCTTTACAGAAGTCTATACGTAATGAAGTAAGAAAAGAACTCAGAAAATATACAAAATAATGGCAGATTTTGAAGCAGATAAAATATCTGGTAAAGGTCCTACACTTGTAATGGTACACCCATTAAAGTTGAATGATACTGAATCAGATAAGAGAGCTTCATTGATTATAGATGTCAATGGAGTTACCAAAACAGTTAACCTCCTTCAGAAGAAAGGTAGCCTTAATTACGAATACCAATTAGAGGTAGATAAGGATACACTTAATATTCTGGGTAAAGGTGGGACTGATACTTTGGTAGTTACATCTCGTCGTAGAGAAATGATAAATGGTACTCCTCAAGGAGATTGGGAAAATGTAGAGGTTACGGCTGAATTCCTAGAGGAACCTCCATTTACTGCTGGTATTAGATTTACTGATGCAGCAGAAAAGACTCTAGAGGTAAATATAACTTCTAAGAATCATACTGAACAAGCTATCACCGGAACTCTAACTATCAAACAAAGTGGAAGTAGTAATAATAAAACCATTCAGGTTATTCAGGCAGCAGGTACGGTTTCCTATAATTATAGGTTAGAACCACCAACTGTAAATTTATTCGTACCCAAAGACCAGAATGCTAATGTATATGAAACTTCGGTAGGATTTACGATTACTGGATATAGAGATAAACTAATAGAAGGTGAAAAGGTATCAGAAGAGGTTATGGCTTTTAAAATGCCAGCAGTTGGTCAATCACAGGATGTTAAGTTATTTAATTCTAATGTAACTGTAACTTATTGGATTACTAATTACGGTAATATATCAAATATACCACAAACTACTTTTTCAGCAACTGTACATGCTAGAAAAACTGCAGGAGTGATGATAGGTGGAACTTCTGCTAACTTCGAGTGTGTATTTACTGATGGTGGTACTTATGGATTCACTCCTTTGTTAGCTGCTCAAATAGTGTAAAATTATGGTAAATACAGAAGAAATAGTAGAAAGAACCTTTTATATCTGTCTACTAACGACAGCATTAAAAAGAAAGCTTACATTAAATCCTGATGACTACCTACCACTATCCTTAGAGAATGAGAAAAGATTTAAGGAGGATTCAGAAGCCTTAAAGAAATTCATACCTATCTTTGGAGTAGGTAATAATCAGGTAAAAGGTGCAAAGACTTGTCCCAGAATCACCATAGAATTGCAAGGGTTCTATAATGGTGATATTGGTGTGAACAAATATATCATAGGAGATAAACTAGAGAATGGTAACTACCAAGCTTCAGAATTTCCTTATGAGACTAAAGACATAACTCTGGATATACATCTTGTGGCAAATACTCAACAAGATATGAGATTACTTCATAGTATCATGTATGAAGCTTTGCCATCAAGAGGGTATGTAAGACCTTACTATAATGACCTGGAAGAATGGGAAGATGGTAAGGTTGCTCCTACTGGAAATCTTTATATAGAGATAGGTAATTACTATGACCACCCAGACGAAAATCATGGCCTACTCGAAAAGGTATATCAGTACATATGTAAAGATGGTATCTTGCCAGAAAAACTTGCAGGAGAAGGTGAATTAGTTCCTATCACAGATATCTCAGTACTCTTGGGTACAGTAGAAAAGCAGGAAAACGATTTACTTCAACTCCAAGTGAATAAGGACAATACTTCAGGGTATTAATTAAATAAGTAACTAACTTTTAAATTAAGTATAATATGCCAAATTCACCTTCAGTTAAGTTTGAGTTTGAGAACAGAAATGTTCAACAGACTACTCCTATGTTAGGAGTTTCATGTGTATTGGCTAGAACCACGAAAGGTCCTTATGATGACCCTTCAGAAATCATCACTTCTTTCTCACATTTCCAAAGACTCTTTGGTTCTGAGATAGTACCAGATGGTTCTGTATCAAATATTGAGAAGGCTTTTATGGGTGGTTCTAAGCTTCGTGTTATTAGAGTATTGGGTAAGGGAGCAACCAAGGGAGTTATATCTGTAGCTGCAGCAAGAGGTGCTAGAGCAGTAAGAGCTTCTGAAGATGGTTCTTCTGTTACTGAATCTACTTCTGAAGAAGCAAGTCCTAAATCTCTCTTTAAGTTTACTTCTGGTTCTACTACAGTAGGATTCGGATTGGTAACTAAGGGTTATGGAGACCCAATAGGTAGTGCTGAAACCTTCAATGTAAAAGTTTACAAACAAGCTAACACAATCTACTATCAAGTAGTAAGTGCTAATGGTCAGGTATTAGAACAAGGCCCTATCATTACCTACAAAACAGCAGATACTGTAAACAACACTTCAGTAGACTACCTTGCTCTAAGTGCTTTTGCAAAGAATTCAGAATACCTTGTACCGGTTATGACCGATACAGTAGAAGGTATCAAATCTTGGAATAACCTCATTAAATGGTTAACGGATGATGTCGATGGAACAAAGAACCCAATCGATATCAAACTTAACAATGCAGCAATTACTGCTGATGCGGTTACTCTTAACGGTACCATAGGTAATGCAGGTACTACTCCTACTGCAGACGAATGGATTGCTTCTCTCGAGTTCGTTAAGGACTACGTAGATGTATATCAGTTTGCTTGCTCTCACCTTCATCAACATCTTACTACAGATTCTGATATACTTAAGGTACACAAGGCTGCAGTAGATATGATTAAGGAATTGCAAGAGTATACCTATTATATTGAAGTACCTAAGTATACCACTCACTATACTCAAGGCGACCAGCCAAGAGATTTGAAAAGTATCAATACCTGGGTACAGACTTGCCTGGGTACTGTAGGTAACTCTAAGTATGTAGCTTACTTCGGTGGTGGTATTAAATACTACAATGAAGACGGTAACTTGGTAGATTCAGATGTACTGGGAACTATCTTTGGTTTGGGTGATGCTTCTGCAACTCAATTCGGTGTATGGAAATCATTTGCCGGAATGAACAGAGGTATTATCTATGATGGTAATGGTCCTGTATGTCCGAATTATGGTTCTCCTTCAAGAACTAACGAACTTAATGAGTTGGCTCAGAACTATGTAAATATCATTTGCGTAAAGGATGTACCTAACCAAGGTAAGAGAACTTTGTTATGGCATTGCTTCTCATCTCAGGTAAAACAAGATTCAGAAAGATTTCTGGCTATTGTAAGATTGAATCTGTATCTCAAAAAGAATCTTAGACCAATTCTAGAAAGATATTTAGAAGAACCAAATATCTGGAACACTTGGAATAAGATTTGGCTTGAGGTTAAACCTCTTCTTGATGCCTGCGTAGATGGCGATGCTATGTCAGAATATACCTGGATGGGTGACCAAGATGCTAACTCATACAGTGAACTCTCAGTGAACAACGAACAAGATGTTCGTCAGGGTAAGTATAAAGCTATCCTGAAATATAAAGATATCGTACCAATGCAAGAAGTTACAATGTCAATCATTATTGACCAAGCTTCTAAGTCGGTATCAATTGTTGAAAACGAATAAAACTAAAAGACATGGGAGCAAAAGTAAAAAATCCGAGAAAGAAATTCCTTTGGAGTATCACTTTCCCTAAGCACCCTATCAATACCTATCTGTTCCAAACTTGTACTTTGCCAGATATCGAGATTGACCAGGTTGCTCATGGAGACGTTAACCGGGACGTTAAAACTGCCGGTAGAGTTACAGTAGGTAACTTAGTAGTAGGGAAGTTATTAACTACTGCAGGTTCAGATACATGGCTTCATGACTGGCTCTATTCATGCCAGGATATGATTGCAGGTGGAGGTTTGGTACCAAGCCAATACTGGGAAAATGTAATCGTAAATGAACTTGCCGAAGATGGAGTTTCCGTACTTAACACCCACCTCTTCGAAGAGGTATGGCCATGTAAGATTACAGGTTTAGACCTGGACCGAATGGCTTCAGAAAACACAATCGAAAGTATCGAATTCTCAGTAGGTACTGCCGATAAGTATTAAAAGCTTAGTCTATTTTCAACTAAGATTTTTAGGTGGAGGGGTGGGATTCCTAGAAAGGGCTCACCCCTTTCTTGTTGTTATATCAGATACTATGGATTTAAGTAACCAATTAAAATAAATAAATATGGAATTTAGAACTTGTGAATTTACAGCACCGTCAGGATTTAAGTATTCAATTCGTGAACAGAATGGAGCCGATGAGGATATCTTATCAAATCCCATGGATTCTAAGAATCTTATGAACCTTACCAAGTTTATTCAGGCAATCGTAGTAGATACAGACTTCACTCCTAACCGAAGACTTACAGTAGAGGATGCAGACCGTATCCCTTTGAATGACCGGTACCACATTATCTTCATGTCAAGAATTTTCTCACTCGGTGAAGAAGTAGAATTTGAATATAATTGGGGCCAGAATGGTGGGCTAGTAACTTATGGGCAATCACTTCGAGAAATGGTATTTGAGGATTATGGAACATTACCTACCGAAAAAGAGATGGATGAAAAACCCAATGCTATTCCTTATTATCCAGAGCAGAAGAAACTCGTAGATTACGAAGTAGTATTATCTTCTGGTAAACAAGTTATGTTTGACTTGATGACCGGTGCAGGAGAACGTTGGTTGGTTATGTTACCTATAGAAAAACAAACCAAGAGTGCTGGCTTGATGGCAAGAAACCTAAGGTTACTGGTAGATAACAAATGGGAAAAGGTAGAAAACTTCTCTCTCTTTTCAGTAAGGGATATGGCTGAAATTCGTAAGGCAGTATTTGCCTATGACCCAGTATTCAGCGGTAATACAGAAGTAGAAAATCCCACTACTGGAGAAAAGGCTGAATACCCAGTTATGCTATCATCATCTTTTTTCTACCTGACGGAAGCGTAGACCATCCGGGTACATTCACTTATATATGTAGAGCTGAGATAGTCCTAGATTATCTCAGCTTTTTGCGTCTTCCGTATCGAGAAAGAAAGAGATTTAAAGACTTAGCCGATGAATATTATGATAACCTAAAAAAGATTAAAAATAAATGATAAACAGTAGAAGCTTAGTTGAGGTCGGTGTTGCAATGGTATTAAAAGACCGATTCTCCAATGAAGCAGGCAGGATATCTAATTCATTCAGAACAATGATGAATGATATGAATACCTGGAACAGAGGTATTCAAATGTCTGCTGCTAATGCTTTTGATTTTGGAAAAGAATTGGTTGGTGGTATGGCTAAAGCCTACCAATATTCTGCAGGAGTATACGACCAAGTATTCTTAGCTTCTAAGATGTCTGGAGCAAATGCTGCTCAACAGGCAAGGCTAATGCAGGTTGCTAAGGAGGTCAACGAGGTAACACCTCTTACAGCAAAAGATATTGCATCAGGAGAAAGGTACTTGGCAATGGCCGGTAACAATGTAGAGCAAATCGAAAAAATGATTGGCCCTGCAGCTAAACTGGCTTCTATCTTTAGTATGCCTCTTGGAGAGAAAGGTGGAGTTGCTGACTTGATGACTAACATCATGCAGACCTTCAATATACCTTCTCAAAATGCTACTCAGGTAGTAGACCAATTGGCAACTGCAGTAACTTCTGCAAATATATCATTAACCGACCTTGCACAATCTTTCCAATATTCAGGAGCCGAATTTAGAAATGCCAAAATCAGTATGGGTGATGCAGCTGCAGCAATTGGAGTACTCGGTAATCAGGGTATCCAAGCTTCATCTGCAGGTACTGCATTGGCAAATATGATGCGCTATTTAACACTTTCCGTAACCGGGCAGAAAAAAGCAGGTAGTACTATGCTAAAATCTTTAGGTATAGACCCGGCTTCTCTAGTGGATTCCCAAGGAAATCTTTTAAGGTTAGATAAGATTATAACCATGCTGGGAGATAAACTTAGAGGTAGAAGAGGTATAGATATATCTTCTGCTTTGTTTAATATCTTCGGAGTTCGAGGTACCAGAGCTGCATCTGCTTTACTCCAGGACTATTGGTCAGGTACTAATAAGCTTACCGAACTCATGGATAAGGTAAACTCGGCAAAAGGTACAGTAGAAGGTTTAACCCAAGAAAGATTACAAACTCCTGCAGGTATTATCGAACAGTTTAAATCAAACTGGGAGAACTTTATAGTAACTGCAGGTTCTACCCTAGCCCAGGTATTTAGCCCTATCTTAAAACTCGGTTCAGGTTTACTTAAGATAATCAATGATATCCAAGAAACCTGGGCTGGTAAATTCTTGGTAAAGGTAGTTGCTACTGGAGCAATCGTTGGTACCCTATATCAAGGATTTAAATTCATATCCGGTACTATTCGAATGATTAGTACATTTCAAGCTTTAGCTACGGCAGAGACCGAAGGTATGGCTTCAGGTATGACTAAAACCAATGTTCAAGCTTCGATTCTTGAAGGTCATCTTAGGAATATATCTGCAATGATGATGAGGATGACTGCCTTACAGATGGCTCCAGGTAAATTCTTTGCATTACCCATGGGAGGTACTGTAGGTAAAATGAAGAATGGTAGAATAGCTGCTAGAGGTGCTGATGGTAAATTTATATCTATGGCTGGCCTTGCTGGTGCAGGAGCTGCAAGTTCTATGGCAACTAATACGGCTAAGACTGTAGGTCAGCAGGTAGTTAAGAAAGGTGCTATCAGGGGTGCTGCAGGATTCTTAGGTGGTAGACTTCTGGGATTCTTAGGAGGACCAGTAGGATTAGCTTTATCTATAGGTATACCTTTACTTATAGATGTAATCGGAGGTCTTACAAGTTCGGTAGATAAAAATACTGAAGCTCTAAACTCAGAGGAAAGCAAAGCTTCCATTCAAGAAAGAAACCAACAGGCTTTTGTGGATGCAGTTAGGTCTGCAATCAGGGATGGCTTCAAGGATTCAAGAATCAATATCTCAGTAGATGGAGAACCTGCTGGAGACTTTGCTCCTGGAGGCCAACAAGATTTTACTGGTATAGCTTTAGGAATAAACTAAAACAATCATGGCAAGAATATTGAATCAAATAGCAGGTGGGGTTGTTGAAAAGTATAATGACCTTACCAGGGATTCTGCCGGAGTTCTTACTGGTCCTTTAAATAAACTTTGGAGGGCCAGGATTTATTTAAACAGGGCTACATCTACCTTACCTAAAGATACTGCAGATAAGGGAAAGATATATGACCCAAATAATCCTTTTGGACCAAGAGCTACATCAAAGAATCCCAAAGTAAACCAAAGGATACAAAACCAATATCGGATGGAATTAAAACATCAGGTAGAGGGTGGAGTTCCTTTTGGCTATGAAGAGATGGACCCAGCTAAGGGTAATTCCGTAAATAAGAATAAAGAACTTTTTATGGTAATGCCCGAAGTTCGTAATATGAACCAAGTAGTAATATATAATTTGGTATCAACACCCTATCAATATATAACTCTTCAAAATAGACCACCGTCTATTGACTTCCGAGGAGAGACTACCTGGGCTACAATTAAATCTATGGGACGTAATACACCCATGTATCATTATACTGGTGCAGAGGATATCATACAATTCAATGTATCATGGTTCTGTAATGACCCAGAAAATCCTGAAGAGGTAATTACTAAATGTAGGTTACTAGAGATGTGGTCTAAGGCAAACTCTTATCAGGCAAGCCCACCAATCCTAAAGATTGAATGGGGTAATTCTGGTATATTCGAGAATCATCAGTACATCCTTACTTCAGCAACCTATACTTTAAACAATTTTCGAAATGCTTCAAGGACAAGGATTGCAGGTAAGTCATGCGAGATTGATGATTTGAAATTACTTCCTGCAGCTGCAACTCAAGAATTAATCTTCAAGAGAGTAAGTGCTTACAACTTATCCTATGCCGATATTGTAAGTGAAGAAGCTCTAAAGAAAACGAAAGGAATCAGTTTATGATAGACTTGAATCAATACTTAACCGGAGCTAGCCCCTATGATGGGGCAGTAGCTCTTAAATATGATGAGGGTGATTATTCTTTGGAGGTAACTCCCCCTTCAGTTCCTCATACAAATAACGATAAACAACATACTGTAATGGATGGAGAAACCCTACAGAATATTGCCTATCGTTATTATGGTGATTCTGGGAAATGGTATTTAATAGCTGAGGCTAATAATATCCTAAACCCTCTTGCAGAACTCGAACCTTATCAGTTAATACGAATACCTATGTATGGAAACTAAGAAACCCAATCAACCAATTCTTTATAATGGAACAGCAACACCCTATATGGCACTGTTCGATTCTGGAGGTATGCCCATAATGAATAAAATTACAGGCATACCTCTCGGCACTTATATAAGTAATTGGAGCTACAAGTATGATGAGGAAAAGGAGAACTTAGCAACCATCACATTTGATACTGGAGACCCAGATACGGTAGATATCCCAGAACTCCAGGAAAGCTCAATTATTTATCTTCAGTGGGGATACATATACCCTGATGGTCAATTCATTTCAAGCCCAGTACGAAGTATTAAGGTAAGAGATTTGGATTGTGTATTCGATTCTACTGGAACTCATGTGACATTAAAGTGTATAGATACAGTTGGAGATTTAAGATTCCAACCACCCTATACACATTCGGATTTATCAGAGTATAGCCTATCTAATTTTTTAGATAATGGTTGTAACAATGACATCGGTGTAATCATAGAAATATTTCAGTAATGGCTAAACAAGTAATAAGTAATAAAGTCTACGAGTCACTACAGGTCCCGACAGAACAAAGTCGAAATACTGTTGGAAAGATACTTTACGCTAATAGCTTTAGTGGAGTAGCTCAAGTACCTATGCCGGCAGATTTAAAAGCTCTGATAGATAGTGACTTAGGATTAATAGGGAATAACATCTTGGTTCAATTAGAACAGAAGATGAAAGGTTATCCTAATGGTCCTTGGTATATTGATTCTCGGGATGGTGTAATTTATATTCATAATCGAAAGTTTACTCAAGAGCCAGAATATAATTACATATATCAATCCGAGAATGGAGAGGTACTTAGAGTATCCTTTACCATGCAGAATGTAACTAAAAGGGCAAAGGCTCAATTAACCGAAACTATAGACCCCGATGATAAAGGTCTTATTGTAGGTTCTACCGATATAAAAGAACCAGAAAAAGCTAAAGAGGAAATGTCTACAGTTACTACTCCTTATGTAGCTCAAGTAGATAATACTATGGTAGTCAATTATGGTAGTGTACCTTATGAAGATTATCGTAGTCATCCTACTACTAACATTGCTGCAGAGATGGAAGCTGAGCAAAGGTATGGAGCTAAAGCTCAGAAACATAATCAAGCAGTAAAAGAATATGGTTCTAAGAAACCCTATGTTGCTTATCAAGCAGGTAAACAAGAGATGTTAGATAACTTAAGTACTGACCAATATAGGGAAGCTATCAATACGGCAGCTAATAATTTACCAAGCGATAAGAAGAGACAACTTCAGCAAATCCTAAAGAACTCTAAGAATGGGAAAGAGTTAGAAAGTAATCTAAGGCAATTACTAGAAAACGAAAGATACCTATTCACTGGAGAATACAAAATGGAATACCTTGCAGAAGAATGGGTAGACCCTCGTGAATATGACCCGGAAGGTATGACACCTTTACACATGATAGACCTTAGAGATACTCAAGGTAATAAATTTAAAATTGCTTCAGCTAATGACCAATCTCAGAGAGGTATAGCAGCTATGGAAAAGAATCCATATATTACGGTATACCCTGATACCTATGAATTAAAATATTCTGGTGAGGGAGTAACTACACCTACTATGACTCGTAAGGTTAAAGCTAAGGTTAAGATTCGAAGGATGAAGAAGGTCCCAGTATTAGTACCAATATATAAATTATATCATAATCTATTTGGTAGATATGGTGGAGCTGATAAAGTAGCTTGGGCCATGAATGCTAATGCCAATGGAGGTCTTAAAACTACAGAAAGGAAATTAGTATGCCAAATGACTGTAGTTGGTAGACCTTCATTACAATCTTCTCAGGTAATCTCTTTAGAAAATGTGGGTAAACGTTGGTCCGGGTATTGGTATATTAAATCTGTACAGCATTCAATGGATGCAGGTCAAGGTTATCTATGTACTTTGGATTTGATAAAGAGTAATGCCAAGGCGGGTCAGACTACATCCAAGACTCAACTTAGTACTCAAGATATAGTAAGCAATGATGCTAAGGATAGAGCTAAAACTCAATTTGGTAAAGACAAGAAGAGTACTGCTAATGCTTCTAATATTGTTCATGAGTTCACTTACAGTGAAGCAGTTTACTTTAAGGAAAGATTCATGAACGATAAGAATGTAATCATAGATAAGAAAGGTGCAGGAGAGTTCTTACAGAATAAGTTCTATTATGATGAACTTAATGCTAAAGACCCTCAAGCTTTAGCAGCAGGTACTGTAAGAACTGAAGGTACTATAGTTACCTCTAATGGTACTGCAATCTATGGTAAAACCAAAGTAGTTAAGGTAGACCAATCTAAAGTAACACCGGCTATGAAAGAGAAGTATTCTTTTGACTGGTCCGAGTGGGCAAGAAACGAATATCTTAATGTAGTAAAAAACAAAAAAAAAT